TTATTCAAACGCCTCCCTAAACCGATCCATAAGCGATCCCCCACGATTTAAGCGCGCCTTAACGGTCCAAGCCGCCTCCCTGAACCCTGCGTATAGGTAATCGTCGAAACGTCTAATTTCGTGCGTTTTCGCTTTCAGAATCGTTGCGTGCCACGCTTCAACGAAAGGCGCCGCATGTTCTTCGAGCCTGATCGTTCTGTCTACGCTGGCCTTAGCGCGAAGTAAAATCCCGTAGTATTTATAAATATCCTCTGCGTCAAAGTAGCGAGACATCGCGTTAAATATTTCGTCAGGCAATGCGCCTTTTAACGCTTCAGCCGGGATGACCGCCGTATCTAATACGTTATTTTGGTTTTTAGAACGCTTAATAGAATCCGATGGTTCGTTTTCCGTTTTCGGGACCGCAGCCGTTGTCTCCGTTGGCCTTTCGGCTTGTCCGCGATTGGACATTGTCGACTGGTCATCCACCGGCAGGATCACGATTATATTCGCGCCCTTCCCTCCGTTTATCTTCCGCGTTGTTGCGATTTTCTTAACGATGCCGAGCGTTGCCAATTTATTCAGGGCCCGGCGTGCAGTCTTGACGGACTTACCGATGAGGTCCGCCAGCGTTTCCGCCTTCAGATGCGCCGCCCCGCTGAACTTAACCGCATATCGAGCGATCTTCTTCAGCGCTTGGCGGTCGGTGTCGTTCAAATCGTATGTATTGCGCTTAATGTGTTCGTAGACTGCCGTGTTTAGGGCCGCCGTCGAATCGAACGTCTGATGTTCCGCTAAGTAATGCATACCTCCGCCTCCATATCGCTATGTCGATAATAAAATAATATTATCGGTTTATCGATAAGTCAACACATTTATCTTTTTATCGATAAATTAATATTTATGATTTCGATTTGGGAAAATTTAAGGTATAATAAATCTACCTTATCCGATAACGACCAGAATCAAGGAGGAAGAGTTATGCGGCTTTATATAAAGCTTGAAGAAATATTGGACAGCCGTAATATACCGAAAATGAAGTTCGCGGACAAAATAGGGATTAGAAGAAATGTTATCTCTGAACTTTGTTCGAATCAGCGGACATCTTTTAACCGAGAGCATGTTGCCAAAATTGCGAAAGAACTTGACATAACAGATATGAATGAGTTGTTTGAAATTCGCGAGTGAGCGAGAGGAGGTGAAGATAATGTCGACGGAAAATGGTAATGGAGTCGTCAAAAAGTACCGACGCGAAATTAATAATATAGAAAACAGGTTGAAAGACCTTGAAAAATCGCGTATTTATGAACTTAGTGGTTCAAAGATGGACGGATATTTAGCAACTAATATTAGTAAGCTGCGAGATGATTTTTACGAACTATTATATAAAATTGAAACCAATGAGGAATCCATTGAAGAGAAATTGCGAAGCGTTTTTAAAAAAGACGAACAACAATAGTTCCTTATTATGGCTGATATTTCCGATTGATAACCGAACACATATTCGCATATAATAAAGCCGGAGGTGTTCGGCATGACTGGCGATAACAAACTGTGGGCTTCGAGCTTTATCTTACCGGAGTTACGCGAAGGCTTTCAGCGATTGGCCGAAGCGAAGCTTAAAGTGGAGAAGCCGCAACTGGACGCGCAGCAGATCGAGGATATGGAAGTGACGGTCGCGCAATCGATGGAGGTTGGCGCAGATTTGTCGTTTGAGCTTTACGACGACGGATACATACGGGAAGTAATCGGCGCAGTTCATTACGTAGATCACATACGGAAGGAATTTCGTGTGAAGGACGCACAAGGCGATACTAATTTCGTGAGGTTTGCGGATATCATAAACGTAAAAAATGCCCCATCCGGTTAAGGACGGGGCTTATCGTTATTGTTTTAGTGTGTAATTTCGCGTGAAGGTAGCTGAGTTTACGGCGTCATCTCCAAGCGTTTTGTAGATATTCCAAGATAGGTTTATGCTTGTCACTTCGTTCGGAGCTGTATTGGACATAGGCCAAGCGTAGAAGAAATCGAGACGATCGCCCTTCTTCTTTAATTTATTCGTGCCGTCATCAACTACTTTTATCACTTCTTCCGGACCTAATTCCTCTCCGGTGTTAAGCTTGATTGTTTCCGCTGCTGGATACGCTTCAAAGGAAGAATGCCCGATGTTTTCTATCGATCCTTTTATCGCAATGTGGGCGCTTGATGGCGATATCAAAATCCGATCGATTTTTATATCTAGCCCATCGTAATTTGCCTTATCATTCATTTCTGCTGAATAAGCCCAAATAGCACTATCTTCACCTAGATTTTCATTTGTGCTCACTTCCTCAGCTTTTGCCGTACTGTCTTTGTTATGAGGCTGCGAATCAGATGAACACCCACCGATTAAAAACGCAGCTATTAACGCAGAAAAAAGTAGCCCAACCCGCTTCAATACGATCACGACCTTTTTCTTCTAATGATAACTTATTTTTCAGTTATGTAAACGGACACCTACGTATTCATACGCAAGCGTCCGCAAAAAGTTCCGTTATTTTATTTCGTAGTTCCCTCTCGTTTTGTTCCGATTTCGAAAAGACCCGTCGCAGCCAGACCCGCAAAGCCGCCGGCCCACAAACGCAGCACCAAATCGAGGTCAGTAAACGGATAAGCAATCGCGCCCAATAAGATACCGATGACGAAACTGAGAGCCGGTACGATATTCGTCGGCAACTTAACCGTTTTCTTAACGAGCTGAACGAGCGCCGTTAAGATAGGCGCGAGGATAGTCGCGAAAATTAATACTTCTTCCATAATCATCGTCTCCCTTATCGTTTATTTTACTGCTGCGCCTGTGGACTTCGCGGCATAGAGGTTTACCTTTCCGAACTGGTCCGTCTTGATCGTGTACACGTCGGTCTGCGGATTACCGAGAACCTCGTATTTCAGGCCGCCGAATTTCTTAGGACGCAATAAGCCGCATTCGTTGCCTTTGACCGGCGCTTTATTCGTAGGATAGATACGCCATGTATCGGCTGAAGCCGGAAGGTAAACGTATTTCTTACCGCTGGATGACGGTTTAGAAGAGCCGGCCGCACCCGTCAACTTTAGAACTTGGCCGACCACAATCTTATTCGCATTCTTAATGCCATTATATGCTTGTAACTTCGCCATACTGACGCCTGTTTTCACCGCAATTTCGGACAAAGTGTCGCCTTTCTTAACGGTGTATGTCGATCCGGACGTCTTGGCCGGCTTGCTTGCGGAAGACTTGCCGCCAAGTGCTTTGAGTTCCGCAGCGATTGCCGCTTTTACGGATTCCCATCGTCCTTCCGCTAACACGCGATGCGGACAGTATTTACCGGACCAGTCTTGGTGTTTACGCAGACGATCGATTCCCCATCCGCGTTCCTTCAGCAATTGCGCGATAAATTTAATCGCCAGTTTTTCGGCAGCTTCGTACTTAGCACCACCGGATTTCGAGTAACAAACCTCGACGCCAATAGACGTCCGGTTTCCGGAATTTGCGCCGTTTCCATCTCCGGTATGCCATGCGTTACGGTCTGTCGGAATTCCCTGCACGACTTCCTTATCGTCTACTGCGAAATGGTAAGACACTTCGTTGTTGTTTCCGATCATATATCGGATCTCTGCATCCGCTGAAGCATCGTTGGCCGTATTATGAAACGTAATATACTGCGCGTCCATTGAATTCGGACACTTAATCGAATACTTACTCGCAGCCACTAAGTTCTTACGTACTGAAATCGCCATTAAATCGTCCCCTTTTCGTTTTTTGTATTAAAAAAGCCCGCCGGGACTCTCACCTGACGGGCTTGTTGCGTTTATTCAGTTATTCTCTTCCGCGGAATTTCTCTTCGAGTCTATCGATCTTGTCGATGATGACGTCATACTTATCGCTAAATTTATCGAGTAAGTCCTGTAGCCGCGATTCGCGCTCCCTATTCGATTTCATTACGTAAATCAGCAGCCACGTAAAAAGGACCGCGAACGGTCCCTGCGTTAAAAAATATTTGAGTACGTCTAATTCGCCGCCGTTCAATAACTACGCCTCCTGTCCGCCTGTTTCTTCCGAAGGTTCTTCGATAGGAGGTTTGTTGGGATCGTAAACATCTCCGGTGATTTTTTCGTATTCTTCCGGCGTTATCCGACCGGCTCCGACAGTATCGTGAACTTGCTTTTTCGTCCAAAGGCCGGCGTCATAAAGATTTTTGATACGGAGATACCAAGTCATTTAGTTTCCTCCTGTCGCGATAAGATAATATAAATCCGCTATCTGCTTCTGAAGATTCTCGATTTCATTCGGAGCCGGCGGATCAGGCTTAATGCTCTCTTTGTATTCCTCTGTCGCTACATCGAACCATACGTTTTTCTTCTTATCGAATCGCGGCGATATGATTTCCTTGGCAGGCACGACATCCGTACTGTTCGGTGGCAGCACTTCTACATCGATATCTTCTTCGCCATCATAGTCGAAATTTTTATCGTAGTATAAAACGTGCATTCTGATTTCCTCCTTTACCATAGTGGAATACCGATATTAAAGGACACACGCGTAACGCTCGCCGAGTCGGTCGCGGAAAGACCGTCGAACCGTAACTCACCGTCCGTCGTAAATGCAAACCGGGCCGTTCCGTAAGAGCCAATCGTAGGAACGACGAAATCTACGAGCTGCGTCGGCTTATACGTGAACTTCGCTACCGTCGTACCGGCGGCCGGAAGCGAGCCGAACGTTCCTCGCAGTTTAATTTCGTTATTCGCAACGGAAAACTTGAACGGATAGCCGGTGTTTTGCTGCGCTCCGTTAATCAAAGTAACGTTATTCCACGTCGCGACCCACGGACTATTCCACTTATCTTTATCCGCCTGTACAACGTGAATGTCCGTTCTGTTGGCGTGGGCATCTACCTTTGATTGCGCTCCTTCTACCGATTCGAGCTCTCGCCACGACGTCCATAAATCCGAGCTCGCGACCTTATTACGCATGAATTTACGCCGGCCCGAAGACGTCGAATCATTGCTGCTATAGGACGTATATTCCTGATACGCGTACGTGCTGTAGTTATTAACGATAAGATACCCGTTGTTATTTACCGGTGCATTTAATGCCGTCGTTGCGCCGCTCATATAATAGAAGCCGGTATCCGTCACCGTATTAAAATCGACGCCCGTCATGTACTTTGCTGCGCCGGTATCCTGTGTCAATTTAAACAACTGTGATCCGTTCCACTTGTCCTTCTCAACCTGCGATGTATGACGGATGCTATTGGAATCATGGGCCCGGAATTGGTCGAGAGGCGCTTGCTTAACGTTGTCTACATTACTAAGCCCGATCTGCTCCTTCGTCACTACGTGTGGGTTGTCAGTCCGGGCCGTATGTTCGTCCGTGTACGCTTTGCTGTCCATCAAGGCCTTGTCAGCTTTTGCCTGCGCACCGTCCGGCGTCTCCTGCTTCACATTCTCAACGTTTCCCAAACCGATTTGCGATTTCGTTACGCTATGCGGATTGTCAGTCCTTTTCGTATGAGTGTCCGTATAGGACTTCGCATTCTTTTCCGCAGCATCCGCTTTTGCTTGCGCTCCTTCTTTCGTTTCAATATTTTCGAGGTCTTCGAATTTCTTGCGCAGCTCTTCGACCGTTTCGACCACTTCGTCGTATAAGTCGTTGATTTGTTGGCGCAACGCTTCGAAGTCATCCACGTAGTATTCCGCCAACGGTACGATATCCGTATCAATCAGCGCCTTGTCGACGGTAAACGAAAATTTATGGATGGAAAGCGCCTGCTTATTCGCGTAATACAGATAAAGTTCCGCCTGCACATCGCCACTGTGTCGGATCTCTTCGGCTGACAGAACGTACTGCGCAACCCCTTCGACTTTATCTGTGATCTCTACGCTTCTTACGAACCGGCTTCCGTCCGCCATAAACATAACGAGCTTCCCGGTAACAGCAGACAACGGCAATGGGACGCCGTCCTTTGTTAACGAGAAGATCAAACGCGCCGTATCGATGTCTTGCGTGCTGAACTGTATTGCGGTTTTTATATTCGTTTTTGTCCGACTCGTCACCTCAAACGCAAGTGATGCGTTATTGTATATCACTACAAAACCTCCTTAGTGCTGTGGCGTAACGATCATTTGCGCTACACCGTAGCCTTTTTCCGCATCATACGGGGATTTGATTCTCATAACAGTTCCATAGCCTCCGCTCTCCGCTTTAGTCGCGATTCCGCCAATTGCTGATACGCTATCCCCTACGGCCACTGTTTCGTCAATCCTGACAAAGACTTGACCAATCAGGCCGATGACATGCCATTCGTCCCGAGAGTCACGCGGCACATATTCGAGAGAAGGGTCGTAGTCGGGGTTTAATTTTGGAACGCTTAACTCTTCGCCGCCATCGATAACCGTTTCGTAAACCAAGCCGCCAAATTCGTTCCTTTCGAACTGATCGTTCCAATAGAACGCTGCGCCTCCGAGTACCAAGCCGGCCGTTTCCGAAACAACTCCGAGTATCTTATCTCCTTCGCCTGCTTTTCGTATCTTATCGCCTTCTAACGCAACCAGATAGCTTGAATCGATTTTCTGACCGTCAGCAGATTCGAAATACTCCGCGAAGTCTTTGAAATCTGAAACGCTTTCTACCCGCCCTGTACCACGAATATGTCCGCCAGTTGAATCGAGTTCCCATTTCGTATTTCCGGTCGAGGCGCTTCCGCTTCCGTATCCCCCTCTGACGCTGTATCCGTTGTCGTTGATAACCCCGTTGGCAGCGAGTACGACCCTCGACGGCCCGTCACCTTTTGTATGTGAATTGTTTGACGCTATAACCGCTTGACGCGAAGCTGTTGTGGATGAGCCACCACTGGCGCCTAGAACGACGTTTCTAGGTCCTTTCGTTGTACATCCGCCCGTGGTCGCAATCACCGCACTTGTTTTGTCTAAAACGTGACCCGACGTAGAAGCAGCACGGAAACCGCCTTTTACGTTGTTAGGGACGACCTTATGTTTCTGGCCTCCGAGGACTGCCGCGCTCTCATAACCATACGCCCGGACCATTAAGATATTTGTTTGCGTATTTGGCGATGTGATGCCGGCCGTGCCACTTGCTACGTGAAGAAGTCCGTTTTCCAAGTTTACGTTATAGACCCCGCCTCCGATCTCGATGCCATTCTGCGCTGAATCATGTATGACGAAATTGGAAATGGAGACGTCATCTGTGCGCTGGTCGCCTCCGGTAATGTTGATATCATAGCCGGCCTTTTTAAAACCGGAAATTTGCAGACCAGTTACGGTTATCTTCCGGCTTTTGTATTGAAAGGCAATCACCGATTTTCCTTTGTAGTCATACGTAGGATCACCGATCGCAGTAAAACCGATTATCTTCACGCGTTGGTATGCCGAGACAACTAACGCTTTCGGCTCCAGCCCTTCATAAAGCGAATTGTATATCGGCTCTCGTGAAGTACAGTCGATCAGCGTTACGTCCCTTGCCGTCTCACTCCAAGGATCAGTCGCTAAGTGGTGTCCGATATGCCTCAAGTCGAATGAACGTACATCGCGAAACGATTCATGTCCGCGAATATGAACATTACAAGGCGCCGGCCATTCCGTGTGTGCCTTTACTTCTACGCCACGGACGTTCCCCTCGGTATAGTTATCGAGAAGCCATACGTGTTTAGATCCGTCATCGACCTCGATACCATTCGAATTAGCTCCGCCCTTACGATGGGCTGTGCCACGCGGATTTGTCATTACGTTATTGGTGATGAAGATATATTCGCTGTAGTGCGTAGTGATCCCGTCATCGCCGTATCCATAGCCGACGCATCGATCGATCCAGACGTACTTACTACCTGTTGCGGTATAATCCTTCGCAGTAATATCGTAGGAAGGGGCCGATACGTCGAAACAGTGGAGCCCCGGATTAATGCCTTCGACTTCCCGTACGATACCGAACTTCACTTGCGCAAAAGTTAAGCAGCTTGAATGAATTCCGCCGGTAGAACTAACGCCGCCTTGACGATCCGGATTCCAGTCGAGGGACATTCCTTGGACTACGATATTCCGGTTGCCGGATGCCGGGTCTGCGTTAATGATGACCCACTCGCTCGCCGGCGTATCTTCATGAAGCTTCAGCGTAGTAACGCCCATGCCTTGGCCGATCAAATACGTCCATGACGGCAACTTGATGCCTTTAACGATATACGTACCTGCCGATAGATTCAGCCGCACCTTTCCGTTCCCGATCGCCTTTTTAAACGCTTCTGTACTATCGGTAACGCCTGTCGGATCGGCTCCGTAGTCGTCAACGTTTACATCACGCTCAATTTTTCGCAGCAGCTTGTTATACTCTTTATCGAGCCGCTCTTTCAATAACGGCGCGATGTTTCCTTCCGCGTCTACACGAGCGTCAACGACCTCTTTTACGTTTGTGCCATCCGCGTTAAGGATAAGATTTCTGATACGGTTATACAGGCCGTCGATATATGTGCGCAAAGAAAAACCGCCATGGTCGATTTGCTCCGACGTGTGGGCGGTTTTCGCGTTCTTATGTGCGGCCAATTCCGTATACGATCCTTTAATATCGTCCGCAATGTCATCGAGGTTTTGGTTGTGGTCGTTACGAAAAACACGGTCCCACGCCGCCCCGGCCTTTCTGTACGGAAATTTCGGCATTGTATTCCTCCTCGTTATTTATTCTCCAGCGCAGTCAGGCGCTTATTTATAGATTCGAGTTGTTGCGAAAGTGTCGATATATCCACCGTAGCCGTACCGACCTTGATGCGCTTCAGCTTTGCGAAGTCGGCTGCGCTCATCAAGCCGTCCGTTGTTTCGGTAGCCAGCGAGACAGACACTTGACCGTCGGGGCCCAATACGATACTCGCTAGTTTCACATAGTCCGACGAGCTCATAAGCCCGTCCGTTGTTGCGTTTGCCCGGCCGTACGTAGGAATCGACAGCTTTGTCGGATCATACCCGTCTTCGTAAATCGCGTCTTTTCCGATGGTTATGTTTCCGCTTATGGCGCTGCCTTTCACCTTTCCGGTCGACGTATCGATAAGCTTAGAGACGGAGCTTTGTCCCCGCCCTAATTTAGCAGTTGTTTTTTTGATATTCGCCCGAACCTTTCCGAAAGTAAAAACCGGAGACTTTTTAGGATCTGAATAAGACTCCACACTGACTACACGCAGCTTCGTCTTCAAATCAAAGGGCTCTAATATGCACCATACATAATCGCCTTTGCGAATATCCTGCATGTTTAATTGTTTAACCTCTATATACGTAAGGCTGATAGATATTTCAATTTTATCGGTCAGTTCTTTTTCTAACCGTTTTTCGAGCTTTCCCTCATCCTTTGCTGTGTACGAGTCATCAAAAATGGGATTTGCATGCTTGATCCCATAGACTGAGGCTAATGGACTTGTGTACTCAGCTTCCACCGCATATTTTCCTGTCTTTTCATCCTTCTTTCCGAATCCTTTAATGTACGTTTTTATGGAAGAGGTGTCTATTTCCTGAGAAGGGTCTTTTACATTTACACGGTCACGGATGATGTAGTCTGTATCTCGTGCTATCTCCTTCGCGAAATAGACTTTCTTTCCAATGCACTCAAATTCAGCCGAGTATTTCTCCTTTATATCGTTTAATAATCCGAGAGAGTAGCCGTTTCCAAAATCCTCTACATCAAACGAATCACCTAGCCCTTCCGGTAAAATCTCGTAAGAATACCCAGAACCTTTCAATGCGATGTCCAGCATGTCTTCGATGTAAAGTTTTTTCTTTTTCCCGGATGTTTCATATACGTAATTCTCACCGAGATCAGAAAACGAACGTTGCAAGGCCGTAATGTCGACCTTCAGTCTCTTGCCACTAATAGGAACATACCGCATCTTTCTGATGACAAATTCCTCGTCTTCATAAAAAAGAGAGCCTTCATTTTGAATCAGTGGAAAGGAGGGCGCGTTCCGATCCGTCTGTATAACTGATACGTCTAAAGATCTACCGTTATCGATTTCATCTTTCTTCGTCACGCTGAAGTCCGTTAGAGCTTCGACCTGATTAGCGAGATTCTTTACAATTAGACTAGACATGGTGCACCTCCCTACGCGTAATAGTGGAATCTGAAATCAAACGCGACCTCAAAATCCCCGCTCGTTCCGCTTAACTCAAAGTCGTTCCACCCGGGCTCTAACGTAATGAGTCCGAAATTTGTCTGCCCGAAGATGCTAACGTTCCCCTTTTTCGCAGTAACCCCAGAAATTTGAATCGCTTCCTTCGCGGCAGATGTGCCGGAAAACGTCCACAGATCGCCTGTTGTTCTGTTCTTAATCGCCAGCTTGTTAGACGCACCTTTATACGTAATCTTTAAAGGCATGTATCTCGGATCTAGCCGGACGGCTCCCGCATTGAAAATACGGAAAGTCTTCGTCTTGTGTTTGTACGATGGGATATCATCCGTCAGCCCTTCGCCTATCTGCCATTTGTTCGCATCAAACGTAAACGCATCAAGTGTGGTGCCGACTGATTCGCAATAAGTCGAGGCGCTTTGGAAAGTCAGCGTAAAGTCGCCAAAGCTACCGATTCTGTCAGGCGTGAATGATGCGCTTAGCTCGACCCGCCACCGTTTTTTCGGCGTCGCTTCCGAAACTAAAAAGAACTCCTCCTCGCGATGAAGCGCGTGAAAGAGTTCCGCTTGTAATAAATGAAAATCAACGTCATCTGCTCCGAGCAAAAGACATTCGGCGGTCAGCGTTCGGGCTCCGAAGTTTTTCCCTACTCGAACTAAGCCGTCCCTTCCCGGAATCGTTTCGTAATCGATATCGGGAGTGGGCGATGCAATTTTGAAGCTCCTTACAAGGACCGATAAATCGCGAGCCATGTCAATTATGCGGCCGTCCTTGTAAAGTATCCGGAAGTTGCTATCCGTAATAGGGACACCGGATGGAGGTGTTGTATAAACGCTTGAAAAAACGTCGATAGATACCTCCGGCTCTTCAACGACAACCGGAGCCGGGTTGTTTGTGTCCGGCGTAGAAGGAGTGGACGGATTCGACGGAGACGGGGCGGTGTCATACTTCGTCAGGTTGTACGTTTCAATAATTCTGTTCAGCTTTGACGCGTAAGACGGGTCCGTTGCATATCCGGCGTCTACCAGCGCAGCAGTTGCTTTTTTGTAATTCTTCTCACCTACGACCGCCTTATAATGGTTTGGGTCCCAACTGACGCCGTTTACGTAAAGCTTCGCAAGGTCTTGCATCGACTCATACCACGTCGGGTACTTTCGGAACTTGGCGTCAACCTGAACGTTCCTTCCGTTGATCACTTCCCACGTTTTCATGATGACGTATTTTCCGTTATATTCGCCCTTGACTCCGAAAAGGTTCTTTCCATTAACAGCAAGACCACTGGTTCCGTATGCACTTTCGAGACATCCCTGCGCGATTACAAGGCTGGCGAGAATTTTATAATTTACAAATATCTTCTGCGCATCCGGAGCGATTTTCTTTATAAAATCTGTATTACTCAAACGCTACCACCTCCCGTCTCTCATCCGTTCTAAATCATATCCGTCCTGCTGAATACGACTGATGTGCGGCTCTACAATACGGCCAACAACTTCACTATCCATCACGATAGGAGCGCCGCCCTTCGTCTTAATCGCCTGCTCAATCGAACTGAGTGCGCGCAGCATATCCGATGATAAGCCGGAATCTCCGAGCCCCGTCGTATGTCCTGCGTCTATCATCCGCATAAGATTCGCCTGCTGCGCTTCAGTAAGCACCATTTCGTTACGCAGGGCCCGGATATCGACTTCGTGACTCATCGGATTAGCAAATTGAGATGCGAGGCCGCCGATGTGAAGTTTGTTGATCTGCCCGAGGCCGATGACGCCGCCAGTGTGGTAAGTACCTTCGTTCCCTTTTCCACGGCTTACGGCACGCTCCGTCTTCATGGAGACATCCGATGTGATTGTCGTGATTCGTTTCGTGATGTCCTTACTTAGAGCAGCGTTCATTCTTTGGGCTTCTGACGTAATATCCGCGACCCGACCTCTTGCGGTACGAAGGTTTGCGATCTCGTCGTCAATTGCTTTAACAGACTTTCGATATTCATCCGTTTTACGATCGGCTGCTGTCGTGTTGTTTTTCAGATTCGCCTTCGCATCTTGTAAGCGCCCAATCTCCTTATCGATCACTCTCACGCCTTCGCCCTTTTTGGCGTTTAATCCAACTTGACGGAGCTCAAGGTCGATCATTTTCTGATTAACGACATCTAGCTGATTGATATTCTCACGGGTCTTTTGGAGCTCTTGATTCTTGGAGCTCAGGTTTTCCATATTTGTAGAAAACTGTTCTCGTAATCTCTGCAACTTTGTTTGCTCTAAGTTGAGCTCATTTTCAGCTATTGCCACCCGTGCTGTATCTTTAGCCTCTTTAGCTGCCGCCAATTCGCTCTCTTTAGCTGCCACAACTTGTAATTGATCAGATACCTGCTGCTCTAAATCGGATCGCTCTCTCGTCAACGCATTAACTTTTTCTTTTAATCGCGCTTCTTCGGCTATATATTTAGACATATTGGCCTCAGCTTTAGCCCTTTGGGTTTCCAGATCCAGCCGGAGTTCCTCGGCTTTTTCTTTGTTAAGACGCTTTAATGCGTCTGTGTTCTTTGCTGCGGCATTGCCTTGCTCGCTGATTGCGGCCGCAGTGTCCGGAGCTTTTGCGATAACCTTATCGTTTAAATCTAAGTAGCGATTAAATTCCTCATTTGTAAGACCTGATTTTTTTCGCAGCTCTTCCTGTTCTTCCTTCATCCGTTTAATGGAATTGGCATCCGTCTCCGTTTTAATTCGATCATTCAAATCGAGATAGTAAACGAATTCATCGGCAGTCAGCTTCGTTTTATTTTGAAGTTTATCGAACTCTTTCGTTAAGCTGTTTATAGAATCTATTTCCTTCTGCTTCGACTCGGCCGCCTCTAAACTAACGGTGTTCATCTGATCGTATCCCGCTTTCACCCCGACGAGTGCTCCCGCTAATAAAGAAAGCCCGGTGATTATCCATCCGGCCGGACCCATCGCAACGAACAAACCCCGCACTGCGATTCCAAGTTTCATCATGGAAGACGCAACCAGCGCCACAGCTGCCGCCGCGCCCGCCATTTCGAGGCCCGTCGTAATGATCCCCGGATTTAGTTCGCTAAGGAACTCGACTACCTTCGTACCGGTATCGACAATTTTTCGGAAAGTAGGTAAAAACTCGTTACCGATCGCGATTCCGAGGCCGTCGAGCGCAGACGTAAACTGTTCGAATGACCCTTTGAGGTTATCCATCTGCGTTTTCGCTACTTTGTCCGCTGTCCCGCCGGCTTCCTTCAGCGTCTTCGAATAGTTGCGCAGTCCCTTTTCTCCGACGCCCAAAAGCGTAACGAATCCGGAAGCCGCTTCAACTCCGACGAGCTGTGCCGCCGCGGCCGTTCTCTGTGCCGACGTCATCCCTTCGAACTGCTTCGAAATATGGCCGACGAGCTCCGGTATCGGCTTTAGATTTCCGTGAGCGTCCTTTACTTCGATGCCGTACTTTTTCATCGCCTTGGCCGACTGCCCTACCGGATTCGTAAGGTGTAAGAGTGACGCACGAAGCGCCGTACCCGCCATCGATCCCTGAATACCGGCGTCTGACATTTTCGCAACGGCCGTCGCAGTATCTTCGATGGAGTAACCGAGAGAGTGCGCGACAGGGGCGACGAATTTCATTGCATCGCCTAATTGCGGTAGATCCGTGTTGGCCGTCGTCATCGCTTTTACGAGTACGTCAACGGCATGACCGGAATCTTCCGCCTTAATGCCGAAGCCGGTCATGATGTTCGAAACGATATCCGCTGAACGGCCGAGTCCTTCGCCTGAAGCTGCCGCCAAGTTGAGCACGGCCGGCAACGATCCGACTTGCGCTTTTACGCTGAAACCCGCCATCGCGAGGTATTGAAGACCCTCGGCCGCCTCTACCGCTGTATATTTAGTTTCGGCGCCCATCTTAGCCGCAATGTTCTTCAGGTCTTCGAAGTCCTGACCGGTCGCGCCGCTGATCGCTTTAACTCGCGACATGGCCTCCTCGAAGTCAGCCGCTTTCTTAACGGAAACACCGATGCCGGCTACGACTGCGCCTCCGACCGCAAGCGAAGCCTTTTGGATGAGGCCCATTTGCTTCGAGAGATTCGCAGATGAACGGCCCATTTGATCCATATCGTTTCGAGCTTGCTGAGATCGACGGGACCAGTCCGCCATGTCTAATACGAGCCGCGCCCGGATTTCTCCGACTGTTGTTCCGGCCATCTATTTACCTCCTTTCCGAAAATTCCCCTGTAAAGCCCGTAATTGTTCGAATTTCTCACGGTCGAATTTCACTTCAGGCCGAAGTCCTGCCGCCCGAATTAACGCATTCATGAACTGTTTATACTCATCGTCCTCACTTGCCCGACTATTCGTCGCAAGAAGTACGCGAATGTCTTCTATCCGCCTTACCGCGCCTTGTCTCGTCTTGGCGCGCACAAATTTCGGTATATCCACCATGTAAAACTCGTTTTCTATCTGATGCTGCGTGACGCCCAAACTGATAGCCGCTTCGATTAGATAGTCGTCAATCGTATACGGATCGCCCTCTTCGTCTACTTTTCGAGTTTCGGAAGAAGGCTCTTCACGTTTTTTGCTTGCGAGTCAAGACGGTTCCTTTTGACAGTGAGCGTGATGTACTCGATAATTTCGTCCGTACCGACTTCTTCACGGATGTACTCGGCATCTACGCCGCTCAATAATGCCGTAATCTCGACGATCTCATCCATGCCGACCTCAACCGCGCTCACTAAATACGAGTAGAAATCCGTTTTAGGCGCGCTGAAGACCTCCAGAACGAGAAACGGAATTTTATCGAGCGCTGCGAAAAGCTGTTTCCACTTGGCCGGAGTGAGCTTCGCGACCTCGACCGGATACTTACCGAGCTGGATCGAATCTGCCTCCTGTTTCTTTTTGAAAATGTTCATGCGACTCTCCTTTCGTTAATTAAAAAGACACCGCCCCTCGACGGCGTCTTTCGTTTGTTATTCGCTACCGGTTCCGGAAGAGGTCCCGGCCGTTTCGTCGCCCATAATAAAAAGATCGCCGTCTCCCATCGTGTCCGGATAACCGGTAAACGTTAGGTTAGCGATCCTCTCATTATCGGAATCATACGTATATTCGATGTCAGTCGACGCACCAGCTAGTGGAATCGTGAGCCAATCGTTGGCCGTCGCTTCCGGATCTGTCGGCTTAATTCGTAAAGGCTTCGCATCCTTCAGTAAGTCATATCCGGCTTTGCCGCTGACTACTAGCTTCTTTTTGTCTCCGTCAGACACGTACTTACTGTTCGGCACCGCCTTATGAATCTTTTCTAAATCATAGATCGCAAACGGTACGGTACATTCGCAAGTTCCACCCTTTGTCCGTGAGCCTACAATCGAGTCACCGTATTGGTCGACCGTTGTATCCTGCTTAGACATCTGCGCCTTAAAAACGATGCCGCCCTTCGTGATGTCAAACGTCACCATATCCTTACCCTCGCCGTACTCGACGATTGCGGGGCCGATAGGAACTTGAATCGTTTTAATTCCAGCCATCCGTTTTCCTCCTTTATTTTTGCATTAAAAAAGCGCCCGGTCGGGGCGCACTACACAATCGAAATTTAACGAGTATTGGGGACGATCATTGTCGTCGTATCCGATAAATAACGGCACCGAATTGGCCGCGCGGATAACAACGATTGAGCTACTACCGATAAACACTTCACGGAGATTCGTTAACGCTTCCTGAAGCTGATACGCTTTCTCTTCGCAATCCGCGTCGCCCCTTGCCTTTCCTCGTACGATTATTTGAAACGACGGCTGACTCTTTCCGGTCCATTGAGACGGAGGAAATCCGCCTGTAAATCGCACATAAGTACATTCGTCTGCAGCATTCCGCGGGAATCCGTTTGCGTAATAAACACCGTCAACCCGCGATTGTATGAACGAGATTAATTCGGTTATCTTCAACGATTATCACAACTCCCTTCTCACCGCGTCTGCTACGTGATTAATATATTTCTGCGATTCACCTTTCAGGGGACGTTCCAGATATTTGTTACCGACCGGATAGCCGTTAATGCCTCCTGCACCTGCCGAAACTGGTCCGAGGTTGTAATCCGCTTCGTGCGTCCATAGCGCATAGTTAAAGCCTTTATCAACGGCCCGGAACGATACTTCACCGATCAGACTATCACGCTTTAACGTAACCTTCTTTTTCATGCCGCGACGGAGCGTGGCTTTATCAATCGGGGCGATATTTTGCGCAAGTCTAGCGAGGTCATCCGTGTTATCATGCATCGCTGTCTTTGCTGCCTGCTCAACGGCTGCCTCTCGGTTATCCAACAACGATAGAAAATTGCCAGCATCCAACGTAAAACTCATACGATTACCTCGGTCAGAATCGGCTTACCGCTGACATGCCGCTTCACGTTTATTTCCTTCGGCTTACGCTCAATGGTTTCGCCCAACTCGTTCGTGAATGCGAGTGTATCCGTATACCTGATGTCGGCTAATTTATCGACTAAGATGCGCGCCGTAGCCACGACTTCCTCGCTCTTCACAACACCGGAAGAACGTGAATTCGCAATAGTAGATCCTTCGTCGATTCGGCACTTAATTTCGAACGGCTCGACGTCCACGGGGTTTCCCCACACGTCTATATCATCTGAAGCACGAGTAACGGTTACGGTCTGACGCATCGGTATGATCGCCAATTACATCACCGTCGCTTTTACGGTCCGACCGCTAAGTTTCACGTCGTTTGCTTCTTCGATCAGGTCGATCGTCTTTTTCGGTATGAGAGACTCATCGTCAGCTCGAAGCGTTTCCTTATACGTAAACGACCCGACGCCGGTGATTGAGTAAGACGCGATGCCGTGCTTATTCAGGCGGTTCGTATCGTTATAGGCAGTTGCAAGCACATTCGTAAACTCGTAAACTGCGTCGTCAGGAATGACGTACTTACGAAATTTTCGAGCCAAGACGTCCTCGGCTACGTTTAGTACCCGCTGCTGCTTCGCGTTGTCATAGTCGTTCCAATCCTCGTTATCGATTGTCATTCGGTTAATATATTCGTTTGCAGCTTCTACGCTTAAAGCCATGCACGCAACCCTCCTTATTTTCCGGAGGACTTACGTGCAGGCTTTTTCGGCGCCTTTGCCTCCGCCTTTTCCGCCTCATCGTCTGACACTACACAGCTAATCCATCGCGGACATAATGCATTCAACTGCTTGATTTCGGCCGGAACATCGGTTTCGTAAACGCCTTTATGGTCGAATACGATCGTCTGGTCGGTGCCAACGGAATAAAACGGAGAAGCCTTATAGACGGCCATTATTACGAGCCAGCTCCTTCTAACGCTTTAAGCCGCGCGATGATGTCGTCATACTGCGCTTTGGTTCCGAACCCGTCCGCTCCTTTTGGTCCGGTATCGCCTTTCGGTCCTTGAGGTCCGGTGTCCCCTTTATCGCCTTTCGGACCAGCCGTGCCTCCGCCTTCCTGTAATTCCTGAATGATGTCGCCAAGCTTTAGATCGTTAGCGACCGGCATAGATTCATTTAATCTCCGTTTCTGGTCATCTGTAATTGCCATTGTTGGCCTCCTTTCAAATTAAAAAGACGGGCCGAAGCCCGTCGATTGCCATTAAGACACAGTTGTCGAGATATTTTCGAGGATAGCGATTTTTTCGTTTGCGTTTTTGACCTTGATTCCGTATTCACCACGGATCTGACGCGCAACAAAGTCGGCACCATTTACGCTAGCATCAGTATCGTAGACGGAACGGCCGTTCAGCGGATGTAGAGAAAGAATACTACGGTCGAAGAGTGCGATTTTGTCTTTAGGGAAGTTCGGATCTACGACTACAGTCGCGACTCCGCCGCCAACCATATCAGAAACGAATGTACTTACGCGGTGGCCTGTAGCAGCGTCCGTTCTTTCTGTTCGAATAGTATCCGTCGCCATTTTAGAGATTTGACGAGCACCCGCGGTATTTGTAAGGATTGTATTTGCTGACCCGCCGCGCTGATACACTTTTTCCATTAACGCATTAATATCTTTCGCTTGAACCTCTGCTCCTTTTAGGTTAGCCTTAGCAGCGCCTTTCAAGTTCGCAAAGTTCAGTAAGCCGCCAGTCATACGAGGCTTGCCGTCAATTCTACGGCCGTAGATCAACCAGTCGTTAAATTCACGCGCCATCTCTTTAAGACGTAATTGTACTTGATAATCAAGCTCGTTCGATACGTTATGTGTACGGACTGCTTGTTGAGTATTCGAGACGGCAGCGTATCTTTCAATGATTTGCGTGAAGTTGTAATCTACATAACGGTCATGACCCTCATCGATACCGACACCCGCACCTTCATTTTGCGGACGGGAAACAATACGCAGCTCAGAGCCTGCCTTGAGTTCCTCTTGAACTGTTCCGTCAAATCCACGGACAACAGTAAGCACATCACCGGACACGTTAGCAACCTTCAGATACTCTTCGCCAAAAACGACGATGGCATCTTTACGAAACTTCTCTCCGTCATCTTCCGCCACAGTAATTTTTCCGTCTTCCGCTACCGATTTAACAGTCGCGAGGTTTGAGTTCAGTCGATCAGACATCCACTCGAATTTAGTCTGATAGAGCGCCTCTCCGTTTAAGCCGATTAGACCGAGTAATGTCGGTTCATCCTGAATAATAAGGTCAATCCCTGCGTCAAGCTGTCGTACCTGATCTTTAAAATCGTAACTAGTTAACATTTATTTTCCCCCTACTTCTTCAAAAGTGATTTCAATTTGTTTGAAAGCTCGATAACCTTCGAAAAATTCTTTTCTTTCTTCGCTTCGCTTAGCTGCGCTTCTAACGTCTTGATTTCGCCTCCGTCCGTCTCTCCTCCGCTATTAGAAGGTTGGCCGATCGGCTTCAGCGTTTGCTGTTTCGCAACCAAGTATGGTTTATTGTCAACGAGCCCCTTTACAACGTCCTCCATGCCGATTACTTTTCCGTCCTCAACCTTTACCGCGGATAGGTCAGCCAGACGTAAAGCGTCGTCAATGTAGGCGATGCCGTTGCTCGTAGCAACCTTGATAAATTCGTTCGCCACTTTTTCCTGTTCAGCAGCCGCTTTTAAATCTTCGATCTGCTTTACGAAGGCGGCTTCAGCTTCGGCCTTTTCGTCGAGCTGTTTCGTAAGCTTTTCCAGCTCGGTCATTTCCGCCTCTTCTCGCTCTTTCTGGGCTTTTTCGTAATCGCTTAGTTTCGCCTTCACTTCGTCATAGTCAGCGTACTTGTTCTTAACGCGCCCCTTTTCGCGAGCAATTACAGCGTTAAATTCCTCTTGCGTCATAGTCACCGTCTGCGCTTCCGGTTTATTTTCCGGCACCTCAGCCGTAGTTTGATCGGTAACCTCGCTTGTTTGCGTTTCTTTAAGTTCTTCGCTCATACAGTCCCTCCACCGCTTAAAGCCCGTCGGCTATTGAGTGATGCAGCCGTTTCTTTTAACGTCATAACGTTCGGACAAAATAAAAAAGCGCTACACGGCGCTTGATGGGTTTCTTATTGTAGAAATTACGTGCTTACAACGTGGGTGAAATATCTCCCCGGTCGCTTTGAGTTCGTCATATGTCGGATAATTGCCGGGAGCGTCGTCAGTCAGCTTAATGATTTGTCCTTCGTGGAGACGGCATAGATCCTTCGCCCCGTGAGACGAAATTTGCGCATAATAAGCTCCGCGGCTTACCGCCTCATTCGTATGAGCTTCCCGATAGGTTTCCATCATCTTTGTGCGGACGACCATATCCGCATACACTTCCGGCTTCCATCGATTTCCCCTCGCATCAATAATGCCGGTATTCACCGAAGCCCGAAGAGACTTGCGCACCAGATCCGTTATGCTCCGCCGTCCGTTCGTCCCTTTGGTCATATTAAGACGCATCGAATCCGAAACGGCTTTTCTGACGGTGGCCCGCGTCTTCCTATCGACATTTTGCGTGATCGCTAATAAATCCGACTGCGTATCCGCTACAGCAGCCGCAACCATGTACTCGTTTACCTCGTTAAAAACAACGATTTTTTCTGCGTCAGCTACTGTCTTTGCTACGTCAAGCGCGACCAGTGCCCGTGCAATACCATCGGTGGCCGCCTTCGGAACATTCTTTTTGACCCATGCGGAAGATTTTTCGTCTAAATCACTGAGGATCTCGCTAATAGATTTCAAAGTCGCCAACGCGTTAGCCCTTCGAAAATTATCGAGGTCAATTCGTTCAAGCTCCGCCAAGATGTCTCGTACCGCCTCCTGATAATACCCGGCAAGTCGATTCGTCTGATAATCGTATTGAGGCTCAGGAGAACGAGGCATTAACTATCGTCCTCCTCTGCGATTTCCTCTTTATCCTCGTCCGAAGAGGTCTTTTCCGGTTCTTCCTTGTTGAAAATCGATCCGTCAACAAAGCCGCTCGTCGTTTTTTCGTCTTCTTCAATGCGGCGAATGATTTCGTCAGCTTTTTCGTCGTCCACGTCGTCCTGCTGCTTAATGGCTCCGCGAACGTCAATCGTAGGCTTGCCGCCTGTACGGATTTGCATAATTTCGGCGAGCTCTTTTTCATTCTTCGGAAGTCCGTCGCTCCAAATAGCCCGCGGATAAACCGCTTTTTCAACATCGATGATCCCGACTGCTTTTTCGAGCAGCATACACGTCCAAAGGGCGTCTCTTACCGCCCGGTCATAGTGCGCTCGTATCCGCTTTACCTTCGAAAGAATCGGCATGAAGCGAGCTTTGATCGCCGCGCCGTCTGTGTGAGACGTGCCTGTGCCGCCTGAATTATCTCCGGAAATCGTCGTGCCGAATAACCACTGCGGCGTCTCGGCCATTTGAAAGACATTACTGAATAGGACGTCAAGCTCTTTGAACGCTGCGTCAAGCTGCGCCTGCCAAACCATATAGCCCGGAGTCGTATCGTCTTTTGTAACCGGAATGTACTTGCCGCCAAACTGAACCGAATCCCCGGACCCTTCTAAGTCCGGTCCATACGCAGTCGGGTCGCTGTGCTTCCATAGGATGTAATCGATCTGCACCAGACGATCGTTAATTGCCGCGAGCGTCGTTTCGATCTTCTCCAATCCGCCAATACCGAAATAGCTGTCATCGATTGACTTGTACGGAATGTGAAAAACCGGAATGTGCGGAAGGAACGTCTCTTCGTGATCTTCTTCGCGGCCCGTCGGCACCTCTTCGCCTATATTAAAAACGCTGATTGGGGCGCCACCTGAAACATCGACGCCATTCTGATATAGTCTGTAGCGCGTATAGAAGATGTGTCCCGGTATATGGCGCTCTACGTTTAGGAAAGGAATTTCCGTCTGCTCCGTCTCTACCCATTCGACTTGGGCTATATTGACCGCTTTGATCTGCTTAACGTTCCCGGCTGAAAACTCAGGGAAAACGCAATTCGCATTAACATGCTCAACAACGGACTCCATTTTCGCATCTTCTGGAATCTCTAAGCCCCTCGCGATAAGTTCGGAATAGTCTTGGCGGTAGCCAAATCGAACCTTAATCCACGCGTCACCGCGATATCCGTTCGACATGGCGCTCTCGTGCAGCAGTTGATTGAGATCGTTTTCTTCTACATATCGGTTGAGCGCCTTTTGCTCTCCGCTAGTGTCGTCCAGTCCGCTCTCAAAGTGAACCGGTTCTCCTACCAACAGATCCGCAGGCTTCGTTACCAAAATATCCGCGAGATTGATAGCGATGTAGAGCTTTTCGAGCTGTTTCGCTTGTGGCGAATCTTTTAAAATGTCCGTAGCCCTTTCGTATACGTCTCGGTGATTTCCTTCGAAGAGCTTACGCATACGTTTATATTTCGCCAACCTCTTGATTGAATCGTCCGGAGGAAATTGCGCGCCTTCCCGAATGATGCTGTACGTCTTTCTAACCGTGTACTCATCCGAAGGCTGGTCGTGTTTCTTTAGTAAATTGAAAAACCCCAACGCTATTCCTCCTCTCCGATAATGTCAGCCAGTTCTTCGAGTTCCTTCTCGATGTCTTCGTTACTGCGGGCGCCTCCGTCTGCTTCATTGGTCGTTATCTGACGATCGGTCAGTAAGCCGTGGCGACGCATAAACAAGTCGATAGCCTTAACTGAAGGCTGCGGTCCTTTTATTAGCTTTAGAAGCTGCCCGTATACCTCGGACCGGTGGCCGGAGAGCATGTCATCCGCTAATAGGTTCATGTATTCGATGAACGTCGGATTTTGAAACCGCCACCGATACAGCGTCATACGGCTTACACCGATTTCTTCGGCCAGCGCGTCCTGACTTCGTTTGTTCCCGTCTTCGGGCGTGACTTCATTACTCGCAACGACTTGTGCTGCCTTGCGTTGCTGAAGCGTTAGTTTTGCTTCCAGCTCTTTCATCCGCGACATTTTATCGCCTCCTTTCTTATAGCCATCCCGGCTTCTTCACCAACCTTGTTTTCGGTCTGAATACGGATTCGAGCGCCTGCTGAAGCGCGTCGAGTGAATCAACGTAATCGCCGAAAGGATACTGCGCCATCTGATCGAGAAGCATCGTGTGCCTATCGTTCAGAATCAGCGTTTTGTTATGCAGCATCGGCTCCATCGACTGAATACGCTCGTCTTTCGAAGACTTATGCGATTTCACATCGTTCACGCGACACGTATAAAGACCTTCCTGCCGGACCCGCTCCTGAAGCTGACGATAATATTCGTGCTGCGCGTTTATAGTTTCGACATTGAAGGAACGATGCCGATATTGTTTGATTTTCCGAATAATGACGTCAATGTATACGTGCGCCGGCTCCTTCGATGCGTATTCATCAAGTACGAAAATGTATCCGGTCGGCTCGTGCTTACCAAGCGTAATAACCGAGTTATAGCAAGACCGCGCATTCTTACCCTGTGCGATATCCCACGCCCCAACAATCAGAAGATCGCTGATCGGTATTTTCAATTCGTTGTACACGACGTATGCTGTTCCGTTCTCGTGGTAGTAGTGATAGTAAGCGTAGTTATCCGGAAAGAAAAACTGCTCGTCTTCACTGAAAGCCAAGTTTCGGAATTCCGAATTGTATGCGCGCGTTCCCATGTTTACTTTTTCGTGCATAAGCTCACGATAGGTCCAGCGCCAAGGCCACGCCAGTTCGACGCCGTCCTCCAACGCCTCTTTATGCGCTTCGTAAAATTCGTCAGCCTCTTCGATCGTTTCCGCTCTTGCATAGACCTCGCAGTATTTGTCCCATAATTCCGGATGTGTTGGCTCGCTTATGATCGCTCCGTGAAAGCTGGCCTTGAAATCCTTACGCTTCAGAACGTGGTTAAGAAGCCCGGTCGCTGAAACCATCGTCCCGACTAACACGATCGCGGTCGCCTTGGACCCAATAGGAACAACGACGGAGTTAAACCAGTGAACAAGCTTTTCCCGCGCTTCCTTGGTTCCTTCGTTGTTTGTCGATGACGGGTCGTCAATTATTACGAGGTCCGGCCGGACAGCTCCGTGCCGTTTACCGCGAAGCTGCTTACCGGAAGATGACGACTCGATAAGGATATTCGTCGTGGTAATGAACGCCTCTTCGTTATCCTTTTCGTTGCGGCTCGCCGACTCGTGCATCATAGGGCCGAAGTCTTCCCGCAGTTTAGCGTTAAACTTCATCTGCTTGTTAACCCATCCGATAAGCTTTTTCGAGAGCGAATCCGTCTCTGATATGACAAGAATATATTTGCGTTTTCTGTAAGCCGCCTGATGTAACGGCAAGGCGTTCGAAAACATACCGGATTTCGAGTGGCCCCGAGCAGCCGCGATTGCAAGCCGCGCGTTCCTTTTCTCTTCGTTGACGTAATCGCAAAGCTCGAAAAACTCTTCGTGTATCTTTGCGATATCTTCAATGCCATCGTGAGGCGTCCCGTCATCTGAATTTCTTACGACGTTATCCTCGTTTTCCGGGTTTAGGCCGTCGCTCAAATACTCGTAGGTGAAATATGCGATATCCACTTCGGCACGATGAACGCGCTTCAGCTTAATTAATTCGGCCTTGTTCTTCCGGAACATATCGATATGGTAATCGGTGGCTTTTTTCGCTTTAATGAGGGCCGCTAATCGGCGCACACTCTCGATCAATAAGTCGATACGCTCCTGCCGCTCTCCACGATCCAACCATTTTCCGTTAATATACGCCAAATTATCGCCCTCCTTTCGCTTGACTTTCGTTATTATTTTCGTTAATATGAATTTAACATATTGAGAACGGAGTGAAATTCGAATGAACGAAGTCCAACCGATTAGAGAAAAACGCCAAATAAACGCAATAAAAAAAGCCCTTCGCGGGCGTGATCTGCTTTTATTTACGATCGGCATTAATTCCGGTCTACGCATTTCCGATATACTTGCGCTAAAAGTCGGCGATGTGCGCGGAAAGGACTTCGTTGCAATTACGGAAGGGAAAACGAAGAAATCAAAACGTTTCTTCTTCAATGCCGCAATCAAGAAAGCTGTTGACGATCTGATTCCGGCCGAAGCAAACGATGACGACTGGCTTTTCCCTTCTCGGAAAGGTTCGAAAGCTATTACCCGCGTCCGTGCCTATGGCATCCTTAACGAAGCTGTTGAGCGCGCAGGCCTTTCGGAGAAGCTCGGCACAATCGGCTGCCATTCGTTGCGTAAGACTTTCGGCTACCACGCGTACAAGAACGGCACAGATCTTACGCTACTTCAATCGATTTTCAACCATTCGAAGCAGTCGGTCACGTTGCGGTATATCGGAATCAATCAGGACCGGATCGACGAAGTATACGCGAATGTTAATCTATAAGACGACGGGCGCCCCAACGTTTGAGCCGCAGCCAACGTAGGTGTGCTCGTCTTTTTTCGTATAAGCCGGATGCATCTCCGACTTCTTCCTGTCGCTTCCGTATTTCTGCTCCATACCGCAACAGACACATCGACTTGCAATCGCATACTTCGAAATGGCGCGAACAATTGGATGGGGCGCAGTGGGATTCCGTTTGCTTATTCGTCATAGGCGGTCGCCTCCGTTTAACTTTATCCACTTCGTCTTCTTCGTCGGGTGCTTGTCTTTATACCCGATATTTCTGACGATCTCTCGCTCCCACCGCTTCTCTCGATCGGTTGTAAGTTCCCTGTACGCTACTATAACCTTAGTTGGACGCGTTCCTTTATGTTGCCAACCGACGGCTGCCTGCCCAACAGCTAAAGCTCGGAAATAAATACGCTTGTTGTCGACATCTCTAAAAATATTTTCGAGAAATCTGGCTTGCTCCGGTGTATCGACTATCATAACTACGAACTCCATTAACACGGAACTCCTTTTCCATCTACACAAGAGATTTTTAATAACCGCTTGATTCTCTGTCCTCTCGGAACACTGACACCCGGATCTACAAAAACTACTTTTCCGTTTAAATTCGGCGCGTTTCTTTGGGTTTCTACAGATAGGTAAACAACATCTTTAAACGTATTTTCTAATGCCCGGATTGACGTGCTTGTTCCCATCCCTCGACCAATGTAGACTTCACCTTCTGCGCCTGAAGAGTAAGCGCCGTAAATAATGTCGTTCGCTAATCGAAATTCCTCCGAGTACCAATCGCCAGCTAAGCGTTTTACATTTTCGATATACTCCTCGTAAACAGTTGAGGGAGTATCTTCGTGCTTCGCCTGCTCCTCCCGCAATTCAGCCAGCGCCTGCGTCGCCGCCTTTGCTTCGCGTTGAAGCGCTTTGAGGCCGGTTATAGCTTCGGATACCTCTACGTCTACTTTTATGCTAACGTCGCCTGTTGCGTAGATACTTCCAGTTTGAGATTCTAGGCTGAATTTTGGAGTTTGATACCCGTCTGATAAGGAGTAGCCTGTTTTGTTTGTAGCTACCCCCGCCATTACTGAATTTCTTGTTGATTCGCGTTTGTCCGCCATTCACACCGTCTCCTTTTCGTTTAGTTGATTTCGAGGATCAATTCGTATCTGATCGCGTCGATGACTTCCGCAATTTCGTCACGTACCAAATGCCCGGAAGTCTGCAGCGCGATCAAACGATCTAAGTATACGAGTAATTCTTCTGTCTTCGTCATCCTAATCGTCTCCTTTTTCGTTTCTTTTGCCTGCTTAACGCAAGCACAAAAAGACCTCCGCCGTAGGGTGCGGAAGCCTCGTTCTGATTACGTTTATACACCGAGATCGGGACGCATCCCTTGCTCGCTCGTTTTTCTGCCGGTCAATGCCGGATGTATAGTTGGCGCAAATATACGCGACAATATTACACGCTTTCCGGTACGTATTTAATGTCCCCACCGGCGGAGAATCCGATGTCGCTTTCGGATATGCGGGCGAGGATTTGCACCTCGCATGGACGGATTTCAACAACCGTTAGCCAAATCGGCTATTAAGCAGCCTGAAGTCTGCCTCACAGTACCGTCCTTATGTTCGTATAAGCGTCTACCTATTCCGCCACCGCATCGTTAGTTTTTAAGACGCTCGATTCTAAGATTACCTGCGCTTGATTATACGCTTCCTCATGACCGCCGCTCTTAAACTCGGCTAATTTTTCCCGAAATTCTCTATGACGTTTTAAGTAAGCTTCTTTGTCGAATTTAATGCGTATCGGCATTTTCGTCCTCCCTTCGAAATTACACGAAATTAGCGTTTCTAACGTTTACCCTACCGAATACCTTCCGTCTGGATTAAAACGGCTGTGACGTGCTTATTTCGTGGCAGAATCGTTATGTTAAGCCGCCATAATAACAAGCCTCGTAATATTCGTCCCAACACCGCTCGCACATATGACGATCGTTAATATCATCGTATTCTACTTCGCAAACGTCGCATTTATGGGGCAACGTCTACACCTCCGTTTATCATTTCGTAATCGATTCGATGATTTCGAAGCTCGTCGTTCTACTTACCATGTCGTATATGGAGGGTCTCCCGCAATTTACAGTGATCTTTATCGCGCCGTCTCCTTCGAGCATCCCCGCAAACCTTTCCGTTAATAGTGCTTTCTGGTCGTCTGTCAGCCGTTGAACCTGAATGAACAACGCGATCACCTCCGTTTAGTTGACGCCCCGAGTTCGAAAAATTGTGCGCAAGTTCCGGACAGCAGTCGCGCCGGTATTTTTGGGGGCGGTTGGGGGCCCGGCGTTTCCGCGATTCTTCGTTTGGGTCATCGTATATTAAATACATATTTATGAATAACGAATTTAACAGAAGTAAATTGAGTTACATTCGAATCAATAGACAAACGTTGATATGATAGCGTTCGTCATCGTTTACTCAGCGCAATTAATCGTATGTTGTTTATGCATTCGACAACCCGCGCCACGCCTGCACCCTGCCGCATGCCATGTGCCGTATGCTATGTATAGGATCGTGCATATTGCGTTGGTCATTCGGTTTGACCCCGTGAGTTTCGGAAGGGCTCATCCTCCGGCACTGGCTCGTTGCTGTCCGCCTCATCACGCATCGCAACTGGACGCCTCTCCGTCGCCTTCCTTCCTATATAACCATACGTATGCCCATACGGTGTTACATATAGCGTATGTGTGCCGGCTGTACCCCGCCTGCCTATCGCTAGGTTATACGGTATGTTACGTCCTTCTATTACGTATAGACAGCTAAGGCGCTATTTTATCGTATATTATCGTTGTCATGCCGTTATATATTTCGTTAGATTAACGCTATATTAACGGATGTCTTCCGCTTGTACTTAAACATAGCGCTAATTCCGGTCACTTCGTTTCCTACATACGCGCAGATATTAATAGATATATTGATTGCGTTAACCCCGGACGAAGGCGTAGCCGTAGTTCCGGAGGCTTGTGATTCACAAGACTAAGAAGTGATTGGCGACCTAAAACGGCTGTATCCCTTGCGGCTCTAAGCGCGAACCCCCTTTTCGGTTGTGCGAATAAAGTCGTGTTTTTGCCCGATTTGTGCGAATAAGGTCGTGTTCATTATCATTTAGGTCATCGTAATTGAGAATCGGACTATACGAAAAAAAGATGACGCTAACTCAACGTCATCTCATCGACAGTATTTTTCCGGCTAGAAACAACCCAACGACCGCCTTCCGTTTCAGCATCGTCAGATATAACCGCCTCGCCCTGCTCTCCTCGTTCTCCCACGCTATCGCAACCGCCTTTCCCACGTTTGGATGTTCGACTATGCGCTTAATCAGCGCCAACTTTTCGCGTACTGTTTTACGGCATCCCGGCTTGAATTCGTTTTGTATGCAGCCGTTGACCGCGATATAACATTTCCGCCGTGCCAGATCCACCGCAACCTTCTCGCTGTATAAGCCCCACCGTTTTGCGTACCGTTCGAGTGTATTACTATCGATATATGAATCGAATAGTTCCGGATTATATTCACGCATCAAACTGGCGTCATTAATCTGCCGGTAATGGTATAGCGGCGTGTCGATATAGTACGCCGTCTGACAATACGTAAACGCGTCCATGTTGAACAGCCAATCTTCGCCGAGGTACTTGCCGTCAGGAAACGTTATGTTATGCGTATCGAGCATACTTTTGCGGACCACCTTACCGACGCCGCCGTACGATCCGTTGTATAAGAAGTCCGTTAATATAGTCGCCTTAATTTCGTCTCGTCCGATCGGCTCATTCGCTTTTGCGCTATAACTTTTTGTGTAGCTTTTCGACGCGTCTTCGTAATCCCAACGCATGTCCGTAAACACAATATCTGCGTTGTTTTCACGAGCAGCTTCGTACATAACCGCGTAAGCTTCCGGCTCGATCCAGTCGTCCGAGTCGATAAACGCTACGTATTCGCCGCGCGCCTGCTTCAACGCGGCATTACGCGCCGTTCCGGGCCCTTGATTCGCCTGATAGATCGGTTTGACTCGTTCATCTATCGTAGAATAGAATCGCAGGATATTGCGTGTCGCATCAGTCGAACCGTCATCTACGACCAAAACCTCGATATTTTTAAGCGTCTGTCCGAGTACGCTGTCAATGCAATCGCAAAGATACTTTTCGCCATTGTATACCGGTATAATAACGCTCATTTTCGGATTCATTTATAACCGCCCTTCCAGTTCGGGAATTCCCGAACTTTTATCGATAGGATAATTATACCAACGCGCGCTCGAATTTCAAGACAAAAAAAGACGCCGATTTATTCAGCGTCCTCTTCTGCGGCTTCTTCAATTTCGAATAGCTCATCGACTTCTACGCCGAGCGCTTTCGCAATCGAAAAAACGTGCCAGTCTTCGTGGCGACTATTCTTATCAAAGCGCGATATCGAACCTTGCGGCACGCCAGATGCCTCCGATAGTCTTACCTGCGTCCACCCTTTCGCCTTCATAACGGCGTTTAAACGTGGCGTTGCATTTAGTTTCATTTCGACCACCTCTGCGACCATTATACGATATCGAATAAATTTCTGCAAATCCGTTGACGTACGTTATCGTATATCGTATATTTAGAACGACGAAGGGCCCTCGTTAATAAAATCGGAGAGGGGTAACGAAATGATTAATGATCCACGAAAACTGAATAAGGCGATTAGAGAACGAAACGGAGGCGCAGCCCCACCGACCAAAGCAAAGCTGCACCGTCCGAATCGAACGAAGCACTTCCAGTATATCACAGCGTTTATTCTATGCGCAATGTTATCCGCATTCACTTCAGTCACCGTGCAAGCCACCGATGTTTACCGCAACTTTGCCGAACTCCAAGCCAACGAACCCGAGACGAACTACAATATATTCGCGACCGACCACGCCACGCCCGTTTTGATACTCGCGCCGCACGGCGGCAGTATTGAAGGCGGAACTAGCGAATTATCCCGCGAACTCAGCAACGACTATTCTACGTATCTATTCGAATCACTCAAGACCTCCAACGGATTCGACCTTCACATCACGAGTACCCATTTCGACGAGCCAACCGCGCTAGATATGACCGCCCGACACCAACGCGTTATATCGCTTCACGGATACAGCGACAGCACCGAGCACATTATCGTAGGCGGCACCGATCCTGTTCGCGGCCAGACGCTAGTAAATCGCTTGAACGCTGCCGGCTTCAGTGCCGAACTCGTAGGCGCTGGACATCGATTCGCAGGCGAAAGTAGCGCGAACATAGCGAATAAGTGCATGACCGGCGAAAGCCTACAGATCGAGCTCAGTACCGGTTTGCGTAAAAGCATGTTCGGTAAGTTCTCGCTTAACGGACGCGCCGGAACCGAAACCGAGAAGTTCTACAAGTTTACCGGGTTGATGTCGGAGTTCATTAACGAAAACTATAACGTTGGAGGTAACGAATAATGATGCGATATACGTTGGAAACTGAAAAATACGGTATTTGTAGCGATGGAAATGCGGCGGCAGTGACTACGGCAGGATTTAATCAAGCGCTTAAGGACGCATCAGAGGCGGGCATTTGCGAGGTTGATATACCGCGTGGCGTGTACTTGATTGACGGGGTTAATAAAAATTCCGTCAATAAGCCGGAAGAACGCGCAGGCATTATCGTTCCGTCCAACATGACGTTGAATTTGCACCCGGAAGCCGAATTCCGTGTCGAGCCGAATAGCTCGTTTGGCTATACGTGCTTCTATATCGGAGAAGTCGAAAATGTGGCGATAAAAGGCGGTAAGATACGCGGCGAACGTTATCAGCACGACTTTACCGGACATGGCGACCGCGTAAAGAAAGAAACACACGAATGGGGATACGGTATAAACGTACATGGCGCCAAGAATGTCCTGATCGAGGGCGTAGATATTGCGGATTGTACAGGCGACTGTATTATGGTTAACGCGCAAGGCATGTTAAATGTACCTTGGACGACTTACCGACCTGCCCGCAACGTTACGATTGAGCGTTGTAAATTAGACGGTGCTCGCCGAAACAATATATCGGTCACTGGTGGCGAAGATGTAAAGATCGATAAAAACGTAATAACTAACGCAGGTATAAACGATGGATGTAAGCCTATGTTCGGCATTGATATCGAAGGTTACGGAGAAGGCAATATCGATTACGAAGAGCCTCGCAATGTGAAGATAACGAATAATACTTTCGCAGGCAATGTACTACAGTCCGTGTGTAACTTCAGCGGATACGAGGTCGTTATTTCCGGAAACTATTCGGATAACTCGATCTCTTACGGATTCGGAACCGACACCACTATCTCGAATAATACGTTAGTACGCACGGACAAGAAATATACCGCAATTACGAGCCTTGGCGTGTCGGCTGGCTTTACCGGAAATAACACGACGATCACCGGAAATACGATAAAAGGCTTCAGCAGCGGCATTGACGTTCGCGGAGCAGACGTTTCAGTATCCGGCAATACAATTTCGGAGCTTAGCGCGGACGGCACCGCATTGGCTACCTTCGAAGCCAAGAACGTTAAGTTTTCGGATAACATCGTAAACCATTGTCCGGGTAAATTATGTAGTGCGCGTAACTCAAAAGATATAACGTTCGAAGGTAACGATCTCCACGATTCGGATATTGCTGCGATAGAGATTGCCGATTCCATTAACGTTAAAGCGAAATCGAACGACGTTAAACGCAGTAAGCAAGGCGTCGTAGTTACGCGGTCTTCGGCGAAACTGATAGATAACGATATTGATCTTACCGACTACTCTGGCGCAACAGGATACGCTATATCTTTCGATAAGGGAAGCGACGTGGATATCGAATACAGCCGTATACCAAAACCGGCAAACATGGCTATTTACGGAGAAAGCGCAGAAGGTCGAACCGTCCGCATTAAGAACAACGACATCACTGACGCGAAATGTCTGATACCGATTTACGTCGTCGGCGGTAAGAAACCTGAAATTTCCGGCAATGACATAACGTTTAACCGGAAGGCTTCCGGCGGTTACGGGATTCAAACGAAAAACACCGACGGTGCGCTCGTGAAGGAAAACGTTGTGTATTCGGCTAACTCTTTCGGGCTGTACAATCCGATTAAGACTTCCGATTCTATTAATTCGCGGGTCATCGGAAATAAGATAGCCGGCACCCTATCGCTTAATCAAACCGATATAGAAACGAATAATATTTCAATTTAACTGTTGACTTACGTTATACGATATCGTATAGTAGAATTATAGAAAGGAGGGAAAAACGATTGAACGCGGAAACGGTACTAATTATAACGGCGATAGTAAACTTCGTCATTGCGGTAACGAATTTGGCAACCGCCTGCGTTAACGCAAAAAACGCTAATCGCAAAAACGACTAGCGCCAGAACATTGATACGGGGTTGATTGGAGAGTCCGCCCCGTGTCTCTTATAGTACCGTAACCAAAATGCAAACACAAGGAGGCGAGCGCGCCATGTTAACGGTATTAACCATCGGCATTACGGCGGCGGCCCTGATCGTAGCAATCGCGGGTCTTGTCGTAGCACTAAAACGGAGGCGATAACGATATGGAACAGCTTATGATCCGTAAAGTATGGCCGGATGTACCGGCATTAACACCGCAGCAGGAAGCACAGATCCTCGAATTATACGTGCGCCCCGCCGCCAATTTCGGTCGATGCGGGCGCGCTTACCAAATCGGGATCAATACGCTAATGCAATATTTCGGATATCGTATCGAAAAGGAGACGGAGAGCCAGAACGATGATTGAATACACTTGCCACGATTGTAATTACGCAAAGTTAGATATCGAGATCAAGCCGGACGCGTGCTGCCCTACGTGTGGTACGCGGCTGGAAGTCGAGGAGGAAATCGTATGAAACGTTTAGTCAAATCGCTTGTAATCGCCGCAACCTTATTAACCGGCACTATTGCGTTGACTCCGCAAGCTGACGCGGCATGGTCGGGTTGGCAGACGGAGAAGTTCGGACACAAAGCGCGCGTTTATACGGACGCTACTACGTACAGCAGTAGCGCAAGCACAGTCGACTGGAAAGCCGAAAAGAAAGGCGCCACCACGCTGTATTACACGGCAGGCGTTTATAAAAAGCGGAGCGGCGGCGGACTGACCGATACCGGCTTGTTGCAACGCGGAAGCTTCAAAACGGCAACGCCGCTGAAGTCGTTTAGTGCGAAGTCGATCCGCAGCAAGACAGGCAAAGGCACATACGTTATCCAGATCGACTGCTATTCGGATTCGGGAAAGCGCAAATACGTCGGCACGTTTGAGTCAGCGAAATTCAACGTTAAATAATGAACGAAATGAGCCGTTTCGAGCTTTCGGATACCTATCGTACCTGAACGCGTCTGAGGCGGCTCTCTTGCTGTAATTTCGTGGTATAATCGTTCTATACAACGATGTAGGACACGGAGGTACAGCGAAAATGGAGGAAAAATACGAGACTAACGGCATCGATACGTCGATCACTTACGAATACAAGGAATTTCCGGATAAGCGCGCAGGACGATGTGATAACTGCGACTATACGCTGTTCAAAAGCTCGGTGAAGAGCGGAAAGTTTCTTCGGGAGTGCCGGCGATGCGGGATGAAAAAGAATATTTAAACGCAAAAATAAAGACGCCCGGATAAGGCGTCCTTTTTCGTTTTATGCTCCGCGTGATGCGCTCTCCGCCGGCCCCGCGCCTCTGATCGCGCTTTCTAATGGATTAGCTCCCAGTTTGATCTCTCCCATTCGTCTCACCTCCGATATAGTAAAATTATACCTTCTTAACGTTGAACAGCGCAATCAGCGTTTTGTCCGGCGTCTTGGATTGTCGATAGAATACGTTGGGATTAAACGTATAGCGCTCCGGCTCGCTTCCGACTTTAATGCGCGCAACAACGTATTCGCCGTCGAATTTCATTTGCTTCAGGCGCCGGCCAAGTGTATCCGAAGTAACGCCGATCGCCGCCGCAAGCTCCTTCTTATTGAACCAACGGATGCACTTCGGATTCTTTTCGAAAGGATTTTCGCATAAAGCGTTTGTTTCGTAATGAATGAACGGCAGCATCCGGTAGATCAGTCCGATGTCCGTCGCCTTCACTTCGCTGTACACACGTTTAATCTTCGCGCTGTAAAGCTTGACGACTTGCTGGCTACCGAAATTACCTTTGAAGTGATAGCGCTCATTTACGCTGTAGCGGCCGTCCTCTTCCCGGATAATGTCATGCGCGGTACAGGCGGAAAGGAAGTCGTAAAAGGACCGAGGTTTTTTAACGAGCTGCAAAACGTCCAGCATGTCAGCAGTGGTCATCGGCGTTTTGTTGCGGCTGGATTTGATAAGAACACCGTTATAGTCGACGTAGCACTGTAGCAGCATCAGGTAGCCGCACTGTGCAGTCGTAAGAGCGTCATAGACTTCGTGAATATTAGACATATTGGCGTTTGAGAAATCGCGCCGATCAGCCGTCTTTTCTTGTTGCTGGCGAAAGGCATCGTCTTGGTTGCGGTGCCGCAGCGTGTACCTTTCCGACCAGTCTTCGCCTGTTTCCGTATTAATAACTCGTAATCTCTTCATTAAATCGTCTCCTTTTTCGCAAAATAAAAGAGCGCTGAATTGGCGCCCTCATAACGTATAGACAACTAACGCGATAAAATATAGGTATCAGTGATAAACTTTTTCGCCGGTAGCGATATTTACGGTGAACTGGCCGTCCGACCTTCCATTAACGAATGCCGAATAACGTTTTCTCCGCCCTTCATTACGTGCCTTGGCGCGCCTATCGAGTAATTTATTTTCGTAAGAAGAGCGTGGCCTGCGTATCGGTCGGCCTTTATAAGAGCCGGTTTGGTCGTATTCCTCCGCCAGTTTGTCCGAAGCTTCACGTTTATATCTCTCGTCAAATTGCGTTTCGCTCATGATCGGGTACTCTTCCCGGGATACTTTATCGGCATGAGTGTCGGACAATTCTTCGTAAAGTACGAGATTAGCCATTCGCTCAAGCGCTGACGGCTCCGGATGCTCTCCGGTAGAATCGAAGTAAGCGTCCGACAAGGCCGTTATTGCCTCAATTCGCTCCTGCCGTGTCATCTTGCCGGCCTTAGTGCGTGTGTACATTTCCGTAATCGTTTCGTGCAAAATCGTTTTATCCATTAATTCGTCCCCCTGTCGTGTATCCTTCGCCGTGGCCGGCCCAATAGTAATAAATGTCCGCAATCTTCTCCGCAGCACGATCGATGGTTTCAGATAACGTGTTTTGCGCAATACCTATCCGTTCGCCCGCCTCGGCTTGCGTTAGTTCGCCGAAGTAAACGAGCTCGATCGCCTGTCGTTGTCGATCCGTTAAGCCGGCGAGCTCGATCGCCTTGTGAATATCGATCAGTACTTCCACGGCCGCATAGTCGCCGCAGCGCTTCCGGCTGACGAACTTCTGGTAATCGGCGAGTAGCAACTTGACGCCCTCTGCGTCGTCGAGCGCATACGCGGCGTTAAATTCGCGATCCTTTCCGTGTAGATCGACTTTGACCGTTCCCATACGTAAAACCTCCTTCTCGCTCTAGTAATCGCGCTATCTATCGAAATAATTGCGAACGATTTCGTCCTGCCAATCGAAATCAAACGAGCTCACCATACGTCCATTCCATTCGATCTCATCCCCGGCGCCTAACGTTAGTTCATTCCAGCGATAAGGACCTTCCGGAAAAGTGGCTGCTGCGTCTCTTAAGCCATCACACTGACCGTTGCCATGTGAGAAGAAGAATGCCTCGTTTCCTTTGTCGATTCCGTGCCAGCTAGGTAAATGCGGGTATAGATTTTCGCGCATAAGGTTATCGTCAGTGAAATCGTCAACAAGTTCGTCAAGTTGCGTTAGACCCTCGCCCGACGCCTCTGTTGATTTTCCTTTCGCGTCCCATCCAATATCTGTTACTTTCGCGAAATAAGCAGGCGGCTGACCTTCGAGAAATTTTGCATTATATTCCGTTATGTCGGTGTCACCGCCTCTTCTGAAATTTGAGCGCCATTTCGTAGTTGCTGGCGGTATTAACTCCGTTCTAGGCGGTGCTTTCCGCAGTATTAATATCTGCGTAGGAATCGCAGTACCTACGTGGTGGAACGTTTCTCCCGGAAGTATGATAGTCGCGACCTGCCAGCACGTTTCGTGCATAAGTTTTCGAAGCTTGGATGCATAGCTTGCGAAGGATATGCCTAACGGAAGTACAAACGCAATATAACCGCCGGGCTTAACCGCTTTGATGGCGAGTTCGATAAAAACAACCTCCGACTTGCCTCCACATTCTCCCTTCTTTTTAGTAATTGACCGCCATTCCTCGTCTTCTTGCGGCTCGAATTTAACGTTTACTCCGTATGGCGGGTTGCCGATTACTAGATCGTAGTAATCTCGGCGGCCATGTACTAGCGCATCCCCTTCGATAATTTCAGCGTCTGGATATAACAGTGATGTTACTTTCGCGCTTGTACTATCGAGTTCTAACGCTGTGATGTCGGCGGCCTTCGGCGCATGTTCAAGAAATACACCTGCACCCACGGAAGGCTCTAAAACCTTCGGAGTCTCCGGCAACCGCGGCTTTAATACATCCCATACAAACTTTGCAATGTGAGTAGGCGTGAAAAAGGCCCCACCGCTAAAGGCATTCGGTAGTAACCCGCCTGCCGACGTATAATTTTGGCGTAAGAATTCGATATCTTCTTCAGTTATTTGGCCGCGATCCTTCGCGATGATTTCCATCGACTTAACGTTTCCTTCCCAGCGTTTACGATCAGCTTTCCCTATATCAATCGCCCCCTTTCGTTTGACTTTCGCCCCAAAAGCGAATATAATTTCCGTATAATGTATAATCGAGGTGAATTGCGTGGTTATAAATTGGATTTCAGCGCAAAGTAATGACGCTTACATAACGCTTGATAAACAACGAAGGATATACGTTTCGTCCGGCGCACGTAAAATCATCGGCCTGCCTGACAAAGCACCGTTTTACCTGACGATCGGCTATGATGACGAAGCGAATCGCCTTGTTTGCGCAAAGCCGGAAAGCGTTAAGGCCGATGCGACTCCGTTCAAATTCGATAAGCGCTCGTATAATAAAGCCGCAAGCAAAGTAATTAAGGCGGCCGGATTCAAAGACGAGGACCTTCCGTTACGTTTTCAGATGATTGGCGAAGAGGAAGCCGCAAAGCAGGCGTATATGGCATACCCTTCCGGCGTTTATGCTTTCGATTTAAGCTCGGCCAAGTAACTCGGCAGCCAGCGCATCCAATTTCGCGTAGAGCTGCTCGTACGTCCCATCGTTCACGATTTCGTAATCAACTTCGAAAGTTTGCAGCGCTTTTTCAGTCGGATGATCGAGCGCTGCTAAATCGAAATCGTCGCCGGCCTTCCGTGCGCGTTCGATCCGTAATTCCTCCGGTGCGGTAATGCGTATGATCGTAAATCCTTCGGCGCGCAGTCGGTCATATTCGTTCTGCTGCCGAACGTCTTCGATCAGTACACGATTCTTTAGGGACGGTGTTAAGCCGCAATCACATTTGCGAGCAAAGAGCGCCGTGTATGCGTCGACCTTCGCCATGCATGCGTCTATCCAGACGTTCTCTCCGAGTATCTTCCGCGCCGCCTGACCGAATTCTTGATAATATGCGCGCGGCTTCGGCTTTTCAGGTACGGAAGGGAAAGCGCGATGGAAAGCCGCCTTTAATTCGTCACTGAAGGCGAACTTTTGAAAATCGTAGTACACCGATAGATAGCCGGCGGCCTCCGTCTTGCCTGCGCGTAACGGCGCGGTCAGGGCGAGCTTCATGGACGCTCCTCCTCGGTTGCTCCGGAAACAAATTCGATATCGTGCGTGGTGAATTCCCCCGCCGCGGCGTCAATACGAATATGCCTTATCCCGCGCAATTTCTTTCCGTCTTGATACACGTCAAACGCATCGCCAATTTTCCGTTGAATAAAAACTAGCGGCGCATCAATCGGAGCGCACTCTTCAGTTTTCGTCGGCTCCTTCAACCGCGCCAACTCTTTGCCGAGCGTCCGATTGTCTTTGTGGAGCGTGTCGATTTCGCAATTATGACGACCATTTATGCGCTCATGACGTTCCACAACCGTTTCTAGGTCGCTCACCTTACGCTTCAATTCCGCCACCTCTTGCGCTAAATTGGCGATAACATCGATTGGGTCGGCTGGCTGCGGCTCGTCTTCGGTGGATTCGACCGGGACGAGGACGCGATAATATCCGTGAGAGATTCCGCAAACAGATCCTCCGTCGGAAGCTTCGTAACTAGATACGTCAACCATACTGACACCTACTTCGGTAACTTCGGTTACTACTCCGTCAGATTCAGCGCAGTCTTTATCCACATGCACAACCTTCTCGCCCACTTCCGCCTTGCGATCGGTTAATTCGTAGCGTTGCGTTGTACCGTCAGGCCCGTAAATGTGAACGATGTCGGTCGGTTCGAGTACGTGATATTCTTCGCGAAGAATGAATCCGGAGAGATTGTTAACGCTTTTAGCTTCGTTACTTTCTACATGCGCAAGTCTCGGATGGAAAGCATGATCTACCGTAAAAATAGCGCCGTTTTCGTACCCGTCTTCGATACCATATTTATCTACAATTACGATCTTCTCGCCGACCTCCGCCTTCCGATCGACCTCTACGTATTCGCGCTTGATGCCGCCAAGTGTTTCGTCAGCCAGTACGTGGATTTTAGTGTTGGTTTCCGCCATTTATTCCGCCTCCCTTATTTTCGTAATGACTCGCGATTGCATTTAATACGCGTATAATCGCTTTAGCTAGTGCGTCCCTATTGTCAGCGCCCAATCCGTTAAACATTACGATAGCCCTCCCGTTAATTTATTACGCGCACCTCAACCGACTGCCTTCCGAACTGTACCGCGTCGGCTTCCGTCGAAACTAATACGTCAATCTTGGCGCCTTGAATTGCGCCGCCTGTATCCTGCGCCACGGCTTCGAACGTCGTGCCGTCTGCCTGCCGCACCTCAACCGTCGTGCCTAACGCAATCACTGACGGATCGACCGCTATAATGCGTTTGCCTGCGTGATAGATCGTATGGCTGACGTCGAGGCCGGTCGCTGTGGTTCCGGTACATCCTTCCGCGCAATATGCCGTATAAGCAGACGCTTCGAACGTTTGCCGTGTGGCGGGCTCTTCGTTCTTCTGCGGTGGCCTATCGCGATTTTCGTTAGCTCGCGCCTTAACTTCGTCTTTTACGGAAGCAAGTTCGGATTCGAGCGCTTTTATCTTCGCATCCTTGACCGCCAATTCAGCGTCATTGCCTTCGATAAGGGCTTCCGCCTCTTGTAGCGCATATTCTTCTTCGGTGATGCGCGGTGGGTCTGGCGGTGGTGGTTCCGGCGGCTTGGCGGTCGGGTTCGTAAGTAATTGCGTTGACATCGCTAGATTCGTTAGTATTCCGATGCTTACACCTCCTCGAAAAATTGCGCAGTCCAAGGTTCCACGTCGACCACTTCGCGTCTTAGCGCTTCGGCTAATTCGGTGATTTCCGCCTGTGCGCCGCGCCCTTTTTTGCGTTTAGAATAGAACGAAAGCAACGCGGTCAGATTCGCAGTCATTACGAGATTCGTTGCGGCTGCGTTTGGCAGGACGGCGCGGGCATCTTCGGCGGGCACTCCTAACGTTCTCAATTCGTCATATTTTCGCTGTGCGTCTTGCATTGCCGCGATAAATATGGCGTCGGCTTCCGGATCGTCGACTTTATCGGGAACCACGTAATCGAACCCGCCGGATCTATCACCGCTCCCCATCCGCACATAACGTTGTGACTGGACGCTGAAGCTGAAGCCGGCGCGATGGCGTGTAAGCTGCGCAAGTAACGCCCGGCTGACGCCTTCAATCGCAAAAGTGAACGTTAGGTGCTCCAACGTCGACGTGTGTTTGGATGCGAAGATGTGTCGGAATAGCCGGTCGGCGTCCGTGCCTGTGCCGCCATCTGACGCTTTGGAGCCGAAATACTTGGCGCCTTCATTTGCGACGATTTCGGAGGGCTTGTTGGCGCTGTAGCACGTTCTGATTGCGGTAAGGGCGACCGCTTGGCCGTCAGTGATATCGTGATCTTCGACGTGGTTACCGTCAAAACATCCGAGAATAACGTCATAATTTCCGTAATTGAGAGAACGATAAAACTTCTCGTTCAATTGCGTATATGCGAGTAGCTGTACGTTCATTTTGGTTTCCGCCATTTATTCGTCCTCCAATCGTTTTAATGCTTCGCCATTTTCGTAAATAGTTTCGTTAAGCATTAAGCTACGAGCTTTCTCCTTCGTAGTTATTCGGAATGTACAGTCGTCTATCCCATACATCTCGCAATAAACAACGTAATCGCGAAATAGCTCGCTCATATATTCGAGGTCACCCCATCCGTACAGCTTGCCGTTTAGAAAGCATGCGTATATTTGCGCCATCTAAGCGTCCTCCTTAGGGAGATCATTCAGTCTTGCGTACTCTCCAAAATACTTTATTGCGGCCTCATTATATGCTTGTGCCGCCTTTTCTGCTGAATCATACTGCCCTAAAGAGATGGGCTTTTTGTTTACTCATATACACGATCTCCATCTTCCTTGGTCTTTTCGGTACTGTACTCCCTTATAGCCGGACGAGTTGGTAGAAGGTTTTACCGAGTTAGCAATATTTTGGCTTGTGGTAGCGATTCTAAGGTTATCCCTTCGATTGTCTAATCTGTCTCGGTTAATGTGATCTACAACAAATCCCTTCGGAGGGCGCATAATCTCCCGGTGCATTCGAATAGTTTTGAATTTACCAGCATTATACACAGTGCGAGCCGCATATCCATCGGAACTCCTCCTGTGCCATTTATATTTACTCAAACTATCGAAGTCCTCTTCGCTGACTAAACATATTCCGCCATTAGATAAACTTAGCTCTTTATACGGACGCTCCGCTGCTGCCAAATCCACCATCACCTCTGTCAGATTCGCTAAGATCACAAACTTCCACAAACTCAACTTGCTCGACCGGTTTAATTACCCCTTGCCCAATACGATCGCCTTTGCGGATGATGTACGTATCGTTCGGATAATATCCGAAGTAATCCCATTCGTTCTCTAATGAACCGCTAATGACTTCCGGCGAAGTGATCTCGCTGTATTCGATCGCTTGTTGGTTAAGATCGAGTCCTAGCACTACCTTCTGCGCAATATTATCGACGATCACTCCGACCTCTCCGCGATAGCCCGCGTCTACAGTTCCGAGCTGCACGCGTAAAGACGTCTTCAGCGTAATGCCCGATCGTGGCCGGATTTGCATTTCGTAACCCTCCGGAATCTCAAACGCCAAGCCCGTCGGCACACACGCCGTCTCGCCCGGTTCGATAATAACGTCCTCTGCCGCCACTAAATCGAAGCCAGCGTCCGTTGCGTGTGCATAAGCCGGAATCTGTGCGTCCGGTGATAGCCGTTTAATATTTACGTTCATTTCGTTTCCTCCTTCGTGCTTTCGCTTGTTAATATCGCAATCAAGGCGAACACGGCTACTACCGAAAACCACCGGAACCCTATCGTATGAATGTACGGAAGGACGAAGAGCAGTCCGGCGATGACCGTTGCCGTGGCGCTGATAAATCGTTTCATAGGCGATGACCTCCTCGGCATGCGTACTTTTGCGACATCCTACGTGAAATAATATGCGCCTAGGAGAAAAACCGCGCAGTTATCCCTCGAAATAAAAATCCGAATCTTTGAGCGCCTCGACCGTCGCCTTCTTATAGCCGTTCCCTTTTTGCGAGAAGAAGTCGTGCGATTTCGTCTTCGTATTCAGTCCGTTCATGACGATAGGATTCGGCCTTTCCTCTTCGAAATACGGATCGAAGCCGAGGTTTTGTAGCGCCTTATTCGCGTTGTAACGAAGGAATCGTTTTACATCGTGCGTTAAGCCGACCGCATCGTATAGGTCCTCGGTATATGCGACTTCATTATCGTACAGCTCCGTCAGCAGCTCGACGGCAAAGTCGCGCATCTCTAGTTGAACGTCCGGATCTTGCTTTCCGTAAATCTCTTGCGCCAATAAGCCGACGTACACGCCGTGGATCGCCTCATCGCGAATAATAAGGTTAATGATCTCGCCGCTGCTCGTTAGCTTTCCTTGGCCGGCGAAATACAACGGATAATAAAAGCCGGAATAAAACAGGAAGCTTTCGAGGTAAACCGAAGCCACAAGCGCCTTATACAGCGAAATGGCATCGCCCTCTTCTATGTCGCGATATAAGCCGGTTATCAGCGCCGCCTTCCTCTGCAAATACGGATTCGTCTTAACCCATTCGAATACTTCGTTAATAGTTTCGGTAGGCGCCAGCGTCATAAATATGTTCGAATAGGATTTCGCATGGACGGCGTTCTCCATCATCGCCATAAAATTCAGGACGGCCTTTCGTTGGTGGCCGACGATATGCTGCGCAACAATAGGCATTCCGGTATTTCCCTGCTCCGTGTCCAGAAGCGTCAGTCCCGCAAGGTTCCGCATGTACGTCGTCTGCTCGGCCGGACTAAGCGCCTTCCACGAAAGGAGATCGCCATTTAGCGAAATCTCTTCCGGAAGCCAGAACTGCTTAACGTTCTGCGCGTAGAACATTTGCGTGAAGTCGTCTTCGTGGCGCGACCAATCGGCCGCCGTATAGATTGCGTTTGGGTTCGTCAATTATTCGTCCTCCTTTTTATATCCGTCCAACAACTCGATAAGGATTCCTGGCGGAATATTCGCGTAATTCATAAGATCACAACACCGACTTGCGTACCGTCTTAATTTCGACAAATCTTCGTCCGACAGTCGTTGACTCATGTTCGTGCCCTCCTCTTCGTTTAAACAACGCAACTCAAGCACGAATCCTGACCGGTATCCTTTGTCCGCGCATAATACAGCGTTTTGATGCCCCGATGATGCGCGTATAGGTCAATCCGGTTCAGATCGCGCGTCGTCATCGTATCTTTCAAGAACAGCGTAAATGAGATGCCTTGGTCGACGTGCTGCTGAATCGTTGCGATCATATCGACGACTTTAAACATATCCATGTCGTACGCTTCCTTGTAGAAAAACCAATTCTGCGGCGATAACCCCGGCATCGGATAATACGTTTTCGAATTGCCGTACGTACGCTCCTCGATCCGTTCCATAATCGGCATGACTGACGCCGTAGCCGACTGCACATACGAAATTGATCCCGTTGGCGCAATCGCGAGTCTGTACGAATGGTAAAGTCCGTATTCGCGAACGTCCAATTCGAGGTGATGCCAGTCGAGACCGTCCGGAATCCATACGTCTTTAAACAGCGCTTTAACTTTCTCCGTCTTCGGAAAACAATCGAGACCTTCGCCTTCTTGTTCGTCAACATACGCGTATTTAAAGAAATATTCACCGTTCGCATACGTCGATTCCTCGAATCCTTCGTATGTGCTTCCGGTTTCTTTTGCGAGCTCCATCGACCGCACAAGCGACCAATAGTTCACAAGCGCGAAGAATACGTTAGCGAAATCACGTGCTTCTTCCGATTCATAAGCTATACCGTTCTGCGCTAAATAACCGTGCAAATTCATCGCGCCAAGTCCGATCGAACGCATCTCGCGGTTAGCTCGCGCAACAGCTGGTGCGTTCTTGATATTCGAAGTTTCCGAGACTCGCGTTAGAGCATCAACGGAAAGCTTAACGATCGTTTCGAAGTCTCCGTTTTTCATTACGTTTGCAACGTTTAGCGATCCGAGATTACACGAAATATCAAGGCCGATTTCGTCTTCTTCGCCGTAGTCGGTGTATTCCGATACTTGCGACGCCTGAAGAACCTCCGAGCACAGATTCGAAAATTTAACCTTCGATACGTGACTGTTCGCATGTGCCGCGTTTACGTTGCCTTCGAACATAATGTACGGATAGCCCGATTCGGAACGCAGTACGGCTAGCTTTTCGAGGAGCTTACGCGCGTCGATTTTGTCTTTACGGACGGCCGGATTGTCGACGAGCTGATCGTACATCTCTCCGATATCCATTTCGTCTAAATGCTGGCCGTACGCTTTATAAACGGTGTGCGGGTAGAATACGTAAGCCGGCCGATTCTCTCGCGCCAGTTCGATGAATTTATCCGGAATAACAACGCCGATGGATAACGTTTTAACACGTACGTCTTCATCTGCCGAGATTTTCTTCGTATCTAAGAAATCGTTAATGTCCGCATGGAATACGTTAAGGTACGCTGCGCCTGATCCTTGTCTTTGCAGACCATTCGGACGTGTTCGCTAGGCACGCCCCGCCTTCCGGCTGCTCCGTGTTACCACGAAGATTAGACTATATCTTCGCCCGCTTGGGGCGCCTCCCGTTTCGACCGCCAATCGCTTGCGGCCTACGCCTTTCGGCTAGTCGTTGCACGTTCAAGACGTTTGGTCCAAATGATTCCACCGTTGCCTACAACAGATTTTATCTACGATAGACTTACTCGCGTATGAGTGCTTAATCCGAACCTCGTTGAGTGAGAGGCCGCTGCGATAATCCGAAAGTATTTCCCGCGCTTGTTCCTCAGTGATTTTTGATGCTGGATGACGCGCTCCTTTCCGCAAAAGACCCGTTCTTGATGCATGTTGCGCATTCTCTTTCGGAGTTACCCATTCTAGGTTTTTGATATCGGCGTTTGCTTTGTTTCCGTCAATATGATTAACCATCGGTAAGTTCTTAGGATTAGGAATAAAATGCAGCGCAACCAATCGATGAACATTCCTCTCGAATCGAACCTTGTTTCGAAAGAGGACTACCTTTAAATAGCCTGATCCGTCAATCTTAGGTTTTACTTCGGTCATTGTTCTCAAGTTAACCACGCGGCTTAGGCTGGTAATTCCGTATTCAGGTACCCCGTTTATTGGTTTTAGTTCTTCACCATTTTGTAATTCAAAAGGTATCTTTGTCTTCCTGAGACCCATGCGCATAACTCGATGGTTAATCGCTTCCCTAGACACTCCTAATATCTCACCGATCTCTCTAGCACTCATCTTGTGGTAATTTTCGCGAATAAAATCTTCATCTATCTCCAATTTGTTGTGAGGTTTTCGTCTTGCTTCGCTCATGATTGTCCTCCTTTAGTAGTTTGTGGCCCTACCGCTTCGAGGAGTTCCCATGAATTAAAGAGGTTTTCGATCGCCATTACTGACGAAAGGGGCCAATTTAACCCATCTGATCCGCATATCTGAACGCATGGTCCAGCAGTTTCATTACGCCTACAACGCCTTTTGTCGCGTTCTCTACGTCTTTAATCGCTTCGCCTTTCGCTCTGAGTTTCGATAAATTAAGGGACACGCCGCCGCCAAGCTTCGAGAGCTGCATCGAAATATCAATCGCGCGACTGATATCGTTAAGGGAATCGTTAACTTCGAGCAAGAAACACGAAACTAATTCGCCCCGTCGTTTCCGGCCCGCATTTAAGAACGTCGGCGTTGACGGCTGATATTCCTGACGCATCATCAGATTTACGTACTCGATCGCCTTGGTTGCGTCTCCTCCCGCGAAGAATAGCGCACAGCAAGCGACCCTGTCTTCGTAGCGTTCGAGGATTTTTTTCTGATCGTTCGTCTTCAGCGCATAGTCGTTGTAGAATTTGAACGCGCTCATGAACGATGGGAAACGGAACTTATGCGCATAAGCCGCCTGATAGACCGACTTGATTTCATCGAACGTATAGGCGTTCAGGAATTCGGTTTCGTAGTAATCGTTATCGCGTAGATAGTCGAGCTTTTCGCGAAGGTCGTGGAAAAATACGGTGTTTTGATTTACGTAGTCAATAAAATAAGCGCGGACGGCTTCGATATCCTTTTCGAATTGGAACCGGCCGTCCTTCTGTATCATAATTTCGTTATTAAGTTCGATGTAATTCGTCATGCGCATTCACCCTTTCAATAAATTGTCGTACCTCTGCGTCCGTGCCCGCCAGTTCAAAGCGCCCGACTATCGGCACGTCGTATTGCGCTGCAATCACATCGGCCGCCTTTCCGAAGTTATCGCCCCAGTTACGATTTCCCGACGTAGCTACGGCCGCAAGATATTCGCTGTTATCCGCAAGGAAATCCGAAACTGTGCCGGCGACCTGACCGAAACCGTACGTACCGGTCACGCATACGAACGGCTCGGCGATCATCAGGCCCGGCTTAATTTCGACGGCGGCCAGACCGGTCTTAGCGACGAATCGGCGGACGTTGCCGGTTAGCGAGTAGTAAGCGATCAGCATCCGATCTACCCCTTCCGTCTCTCGATTTCCGCCTCAACTTCGTCCAAACGCGCCTGCGTCCGTTCACGCTCGATGCGCTCTTCGATCAGTTTCCGATCGTGGAAGCTGATGGCGGCATCACTTTCGATCAGTTTTTCGTTAAGCCAGCGTCTCATATTCCGCAAACCTTCGTCAGTCGCTCTGTAAATCATTCCGCCGCCCTCGCCTTCTCGCGTTTATGTGCGCGGTATGGTTCAACGATCAGCCATAAGATAAAACGGACGATTCCGTAAAGCCCGACGAGAAGCAGGCCGAAGACGGCTGCTACCGTAAGGATCGCCCTTACTACGGGAAACTCCGCGGACCAAATCATTAAGCTAACGAACACCAAATACGCTGCACCTGAACATATCCACGAAAGCGTTTCATATAATCTCCGCTTAAACATTCGCATCACTCTCCTAATTCGTCTTTGTACCGTTCATGTAAGGTGTCTGCTAATACCTTAGCGTATACAAGAAACGCATTGACAAAATCGGCCTCTTCTTGTGTTATAATTTCATTTTCTCTGCCCTGTTTCGCTTGAATTTGCTTAGTTAAAGCAACTGACGAATTAATAAGAGCGTCGAATACCTCTTGCGTAACAGTCATATCCGGAGTATCCTCCATTCGCATCATTTCGCCTCCCTTACGGACTCGACTGCCTTCTGCGCAGCCAATCCGTTGAGCACATGCGTAAATTCCAACGCATTCTTTTGTTCGCCTGTAAATTCGTTGAACATAGAGAGAAGCGCCATATTTGCGGCAGTAAAGAATTCCGTCAAGTCTACGTCCTCTAATTCCGCAATAAAGTGGTCGGATTCTTCGTTAAAGACCTCAGAAATCGCTCCGAAGATACCTAGCGTGTATTGTTCGTATTTGCCCATTTATTCGTCCTCCCCGATAGTCGCGTTATCATCAATTCGATCGACGGTTTTAGTGACGTAAAAGATCGAATAGCCTTCGTGTCTAAGTGAGTTAACAAGGCTTTCTGCATCGACTTCGGAGCCGCAACGAAGAACTTTAGCGTCCTCATAACTAAACCCCTCCGTTTTACCAGCGATTAAAAAATATCTTTGATTCATCTATTCGTCCTCCTTCGGTTTATCTATTACGCCTTCATGAATCAGCCACGCAAGCCCAATCGCAGCCGCATCGCTTTCATCGAAATTAGCGAATTCGCCGGTGTAGCCGGTCATGCGTCGAACCGCCGCCTCGACTTCCTTCTTTTCAGCGCCTCCAGATCCGGCAACCAACGACTTAACGCGTGTTGCTGAGATACCGAGCTGTGGTTGTTTTGCTTTCGGAGTCTTCCAATATTTATTGAACGTAAGCCCGAATCGCGACGTCGCTCGTTCACATGCGTTCCATGCCGCCAGTACCGGGTAGTTCGAAGTCGACGTTTTGCCTGCGAAGTCCTCCCGCACCACATAATCGAAGCCCCCCCGCGGGTAGTTTTTGTCGAGAAACATCATCGCCCACCCTTCGATAACCTCCGCCCTGTGTGCGTGTGACCGGCTAGAATTCGGCTTAACGTGTGCCAGTGATTTGATCGTAGGCTTTCGGTTGCGTACCTCGATTATCGCGACGCCGGGGCAGGTCATCGACGTATCGAACGCGAGGCACCGGATAGTCTTGGCGCTAGTCATCTAATACCGCCTTCCACCCTGCGATGAGCCCTAAAATAAGGGAGACAGGTACCGATAGTGCGTCGCCCGCTTCCGGATTAATTAGCGATATCAAAAAGGTAATGATAGTAGAAAGCAGTATCGCAATTAGCGTATAAAGAATAAACCTCGCCATCAAACCGCCTCCCCTTTGCGCACTTTTTCGATAAACTCTAACGCCCCGGCGTACTGCCTTTTCGTAGAATCAAAGACGTTTGACCGTTTGACTCGCGAAACCTTATCACGAATGGCTTCCAGTTCGGCCGCCGTAAGAGATTGCGCAATCGCCGTTTTATACCCGTTGAATGTCCAGCCGTTTAGGTCGACCGCCATCGGCTTGCCGTCGTCAATCGAATTCTGGATTTCTACGAATCTATCGAGCAGCACGTCGATGTCTTCGCGTCCGATTTCGAGTCCGAACGCCCGGATATCCGGCGACTTTTCGAATTCCCCCTCTTCGTACTCCCACGCCTTCTTAGACGCGTTTACGTAGAGGATTACGTATAAGTCGACGCCATACATCTCCGCATAAGCGACACACTGTTTAACGTGCTTTTCGTCCGGCTTCTTCAGCGAGTAGAAAGACGTGCGGGCCGCGCTCGTTTGCTTCGATTTGATTTCGAGGCCCACGCGCAATACTTCGCCATCTTCGGTGACATAGCGCATAATGCCATCACATGTTCCGAAGAGGTGAAACGTCTTGCCGCCGCGCTCGATCTTATGGTTCCGCTTGGCGAAGTCCTCGAACATCGGCGTACCGTCCGGATTACGTTCGAAGCTGAACGGGCAGGGCCGGCCGACTTTCTTTTCGAAGTGTTTTTCCATGAAGAGCAGGTCACGCTGAATCATATCGCCGATTGCCGTTCCGATGCGGGTCCAGCGCCCTTGATACGGAGGCTTTCGCGTTATGTCTCTCGGATCGCCTAGCGCCTTATGATAAAGTTCACGCGGGCAGGCATTCGCAGATGACGGCGAAAAATACGGTTTCTTCGGAAATACTTTCGGAGCTTCTGCGTACCATCGATGGATCTGCGCGTCCAAGGCGTTATCCCACGTTTCGGGCAGCGAATGCCATTCGTTTAGATATTCGATGAGCCCATCCGCAATCTGCTGTGCATAGCCGGTCGGTTCTGGCGCCTGTGCTAATTGGGCGCGCAGTGAGTTTGCGGCTGATCGTGCATTTGCGTTCGTCAATTAATCACGCCCTCTCATTGTGCGATCGATAATATTACCGAGTTTGGCGAACATATCGTGGTCTTCCGGAAACGCTCGAACCAAACGAATTAAGTCCGTATTATCCAATGCAACCATATGAACTGTGCGTACAATTGCGTTCTTCGGCTTAAACTTTAACGGTCGATCCGCGGAGTCTTGGACGATATTCTCGAACCCGTTATACTCCTCTCTTACATGCGGTAGATAAAGCCGGAATACTTCAATCGTCGCTTCTACGTCGTTAAGAGCTCGATGATGTCCTTCAAGCGAAATACCATTGCGTTCAGCAACGTCCTTGAGGCTCGCAGACAACTCCGGCTCAACAAAACGCACCATAGCTCGCGTACAGTAGAATCGGTTAGGCGCGATTCCGCCTCGACTGATAAACGACAGATCGAACGGAGCGTTTTGCGCAACTACGATAGCATCTCCGATAAATTCGTTCAGCTTTTCGAGCGCTTCGGACTCAGTCGGCGCGCCTTCGAGATCGGCGGCTGTGATGCCGGTCAGTTTCGTAATGAATTCCGGCAGCTCGCGCCCTTCTTCTAGCGCAACCATCGTATGAAAGCGATCAATTTCGTTAAATCTTTCGTCAATCTTAATCGCACCGAATTCCGTAATTTGTTCGGACTGATAATCGAGTCCTGTCGTTTCTAAGTCGAGTACAACGTAAGTTTTCGCCATATTAAACCGCCTCCCGTTTTGTTTCTTCTTCGATAATCTCCCGCACAAGCACCGGAACGAATTTTCCGATTGCCTTACGTACAGCTTTTTCTTCGAAATCTTGCGACAAACTGTCGGATTCTTCTTTAATAAGGTCGTCGTATACTCGGCCGCCTAAATGCGAGAGGATTACGCCCATGTCCGATAGATCGAACTTCTCTTCGATAACCCCTTCGTCAACCATCTTTCGTAGGAGTTTATCGACGCGTCCTTTCGTTGCGAACGTTCTTACGAAGGTTTGCTCGGCGTTTAATTTCGCAGGATCGCGTGGAGCTTTCTGCGGCTGCATTTCTCTGAACGAATCACTGACGACTTTTACGAAAAGCTGCTTTCCGAAATTATCGCGGTAGCTTACGTTCTTTACGACAACTCCCTCGCCTCCGGCCAATTCATCCGCTAGTGCACTGCGCCCAACAAAGTTTTGTAAATGATCGAAGCCGCGATATTTACCTGCGTAAAGAATAGGGGCCAAGGTAAGACCAAGCCGGAAAGCCTCCGCAACAACGTCCGCATGTGAGAGATAAACGCCATCTTTCTTGTCGTAAATATCGAAGAGGTAAAATTCATTCTTATTAACACCGTAATCAACCTTGTGCTTAACGAGCCATTCTCCGAAGTAGATGTAATCACCGTCGAGGTCATCCGGGTCGATTTTCTGCGTATATTCATAGAACCCACGTAAGTTGTTCTCGCTGTCTAGCTTCCTATTACGCGAAAAAGCTTCCATCTCGTATGTGTCAGGATTGAGCGTGAACGATGCATTTGCTCCGTCCAGTTTTTCGTAAACAACTACGTAATCATTCTCAGTTAGAACGCCCTCAGTAGTACGATGACCAAGACGCACGATATCCATATACTTTTTCATTTCGCTCATCAAACCGCCTCCTCTTTTTTGAACCATTCTTCTACGGGCACACCTTCGCCCCATTTGCGCATCACTTCGATATCCGTTCCGTTCGGCACAACATCACCCCAACGGTAGGAATTAAGCATGATATCGCGAATTTCTTGCGCTTCTTCCCACGTGAAATCCTCCGGAACTTCGAAAATGAGTTCGTCATGCACCGATGACCACAGCGCCCATCCCGGTTTGTTAGCGCAATATTCGTGCGCTTTGATCATCGTGACCTTCGTTTGGATAGACGACGATCCTTGTACGCGGGCATTTGTCGCTTGGCGTAAAGCGCGATTAATTCGAGAGTTGTGTTTCCTTGCGGCATCGTATTTCGAATCATTCCATTTTCCATACGGAATGTTTTTGCGCGGTAGTTTAGCGTCGGGAAGCCGGCGTTTTCGCGCATTCAGATCAGCCCAAACGTATCCGTTTTTTCGCACAAATTCTTCGTTCTCTTTTAACCACGCCGACAGCTTCGGCATACTTCCGAACAACTCTTCTTTAAACTCGGTCGCCTCTTTCTTACCTACGCCTAGCATATCCGCAAGAGAATAATCACTCATTCCGTATAATGTAGCTAACCATGCGACCTTCATTTTCTTTCGCTCTTTTGTGTCGGAACCATCAGCGTTCTTATAAACTTCCTCGTACGGTCGTTTGTAGAAGTTCGATGCCATCGTTGCATATGGATCGCGTTCTTCTAAAAACGCATTAATCAGTACTGGTTCGCCCGACAGGTGCGCCACACACCGGATTTCCTGCGCTTTAAAATCGGCGCCTACTAACAACTTTCCGGGAGGAGGACCGAACATCGGACGCGCTTCCGGTGGCTGATTCTGTACGTTAAACCCTTGTTGCGTTTTGTCTTCTTCGTCCTTACCGGAACTGAATCGACCTGTCACGGTTCCCATCGGATTGAAACGCGAATGCCAACGCTTAGTTGTCGGGTTTTGCTTTGTCGGCAGCGTGTCGATATACGTACCGCTTAGCTTAACGATATTCTTATACTCGATAAGTTTCGCAATGATTTCATAATCGTCTTTCAACGGCTTCAACGTCTTTTTCGCGTCCATATTCGGGAGCTCCTTGCCGATTGCCTTCGAAAGTGCGGGCCGCATCTGATGGGTCGAGTTTAAATTTATCGGTTCGTCTCCTGCATGGAACGGCGTCAATTCCGCGACTAATTCCTTGCGCAACTCTTCCGCACGCTTATGAAGCTTTTCACCGTATTCTTTCGCGAAATCCAAGTCGAGAATATATCCGTTAGCTTCTAAATCGACGATTACGTACAATAACGGAACTTCAACGGTTTGATAATAGTCCAAAATCGTCGGTATTTTCGCCATGTGATAACGCTGAAATTCGTACAGCTTCCACGTCAGTTCCGTATCCTTCGCTGCGTAAACTAGCGCAATATCTAATGGGACTTCTTTAAATTGCGCATTCCTTCCGAACAGAGCATCAAAAGTATCTGCCGGCGTTTTTAAATATTTAGGAGCTAAGTCTTTGAGCTTGAACGAACCGGCTCCGCCTAATGTACGATCACTCTCGTTTTCGTTAAGCAGGTGCATCGCGGTCATCGTATCCCAAGCGACGCCTTTCAAATCGAATCCGTGCCGCCGAAGCATCGCAATATCGAATATCGCATTGTGTAGGACTTTCCCGACCGACTCATCGTTAAATATGGGTGCTAGACCTGCGAGTACGTATTCGCGACTTAGTTGCTCGCAATCATCGTGATCTACCGGTATATAAACGTGCCAGTCAGCGTTTGGTAAGGTCAGCGAAAGACCGACGATGACATCCGTATAAACATCTACGCCGGTCGTCTCGGTATCAACTGCGATTATTGTTTCGTTATTTAACGCCTCGATCAGCGCCTGAAATCGCTCTTTAGTCGTAATTAATTCGTAATTATCCGGCGTGTTCTCGACCATCTGCCGCAAAGTTTCTTCGCGCTGGGCTTCCTGTAGCGTCTTCCATAGACGGAGCGCCTCCGCCTTGCTGAACGCTTTAGGGTTGCCGGCCTTGTTCACGCAGTCAGCCGGATTCCGTGCTAGTTTGCCCGCATCCATAGCCGCCTTGACTTCCGTTACCCTTTTGCGGTCGGCATCCGATAGCTTCATCGCGAATATCTTGCGCCAACTATCTTCGATCGGCTCGGCGGTTTTGGCTTTCGCCTTCCGCTTGGCCGTCGCCTCTACTGCGTCCGATTTAGGTGCCACCGGCTTCAACGCGTTCATATTTAACCGTAAGCCTTCCATCCGTCGTCCTCCTTCCTCGCGAAGTAATTGCGGGTTATTTTGCGTGGTAGTTTACAATTCCGAAGATAATCGCTAACAAAACGCTTGTAGCAACAGCAAACCATTCCGCATTAACTGCGGATAGAACGCCCATCCCTACGAATAATGCACCTGTAATGTACGAACCTGTTCGATCCACTTTCGTCCTCATAAATCGACCGCCTCCGTCCATCTTCGTTTATAGTCCGATTCATTCCCCGCATACCACTCCGACCAACACGCCGGCCCGCACGCATAAACCTCGAAGAGCGAATCGTAAATTGCGGATCGCCCTTCGTAAAGGTTAGCGTTACATGCGGCACAGACGGCGGCCGGCTTAGCGGTCAAAGCGCGCCTCGACTGGTGTGATGAGTTCGATATCCTCCGGCCATTGAAAATTACCGGATTTTGTAGTAGGCGTCTCAACAGCGACTAGACCTTTTATGGTAATATGTGTTATTTCGCCAATATCTCCGTCCATATTTTCGGAGCCTGATGCATTAATAACACGTGCGATATCGCCTTCCTTATACTCGCCAACCTTACGTCCGATCTTCGCCCACTTCGCTTCTTCGGCTTGCTTGCGCTCGATCTTGGCGGCTCCCTCTTCGGATAAAATTTCGAGCTGATCCGGCGTTGCGCATCCGGACCCTCTAAGACATTCGCCGCCTTCAATTCGAATGAGTGTGCCCCTACTCGGATGGTCGAAATTATTATCGGAAACCTCGTAAACCTTACCGTTCTCGAACCCGTTCAAAGGGTACGCTCCGCCGCCCGAAACCAACCGCACCTTATCGCCTTCCTTAAATTTAGCGCGTGCTGCTGCGTCTTTAGCTTCGGCAACTTCTTCGTCAGTGGCGCGGACTAACTGACGTTTTGGGACGTATTGATTTTTTCCGTCTGTAAGCCTGCGGGAAAGTTCGTTATACGGCGATCCAAAACGGTCTCCGATTATTTCAACGATATCTCCGTCAGTGAAGCGATGGTAATCGGTAGCATTAACCACCTTCGCATAATCCCCGACCTTCAGGCGCTCAGGCTTCGGCTCAGCTTCTACGCTTACTTTGCGGTAAACTTCGAATTCGTCATCGTACAGCACGTACGTATCAAATTCGTCCCCTTCATCGTCAGTGATCCGAGGATCTCCGTTCGAATCAACGTAATCAATTTCGTAATACTTGCCCGCTGTTAGATAACGTTTAGGAGCCTCATCGAACTTAACATAGTCGCCATCCTGCGCTTCGCTTTTGTTAATCCGCTTGTATTCCACCTCACCCTTTAGCGCAGCCACATCGGATTTTAACGTTTCGAGGTCGGCTTCCGCGGAGCTGACACGTTCTTCTAAGGACGAGGACGGATCGGTGTTGGCGCTTACTTTGCGGAAGAGTACGTACTCGTTGGCATCTCTAACACGCCCATCATCTACGTCGTCCAAGAATCTAACGTCTTCCTCATGGTCGGCATCCTCCGTAATTTTGTAGAAAGCGCCATAGGTAATGTCGTAACCGCCTTTGTCGGCCAGTACCAAATCGCCCATCTTCGGTAAACCTTCCGCCTTCACGTATTCCGCACCGCCATACGCAACCTTCGTAATTTCACCGTTCACCATATCGAGTGTCTTAACGCCGTTTAATTTCGCCATCATACCGCCTCCTTTTTAATTACAAGAACGTCTTCTCTTTGCGCGTAACCCTCAACGTAGTCAGCTTCGACCTCTGACACCCAGAAATCATTTCCGCAACAATCGCAAGCAACGCCGTAAGGATCAAGGTCAAGCTCGCTTTCAAAGATATCGTTAGCTTCGTACTCATCGCGAGCCTCAACGAAAATAGTTCCGTAATCACTTTTCTCATAGCCGCCCGTGCTCATATCGCTGTATTTAAACCACGCCATCAAACCGCCTCCGATTCGTTAATCTCCGTAATCTCTACGTCTTCGCGCCGAAAATTCAAATCCATCCGTACCCACCGCTTGCCGTCCTTCGACTGCGGTCCCCAATACTCCTTTAGCTCGCGATTCTCGAACATCCAAACGGTGGGCGCCGTCCCTGTGCCGATCTCGACGCCGATAAAATAATCGACTTCGTCAAGCATATAAGGCGTGCCGTCGTGCTTCCGCGCCTGAACGATTCGCTTATTGCCGCGCTTTTTACGTACGATAATCGTCTTAACCTGAAACGTTTTCCATTCGCCACTCAACGGATCTTTTGCGCTTACGTCAAACGGCTCCTCCGTCTCGGACGTACTGACCGCCTGCCAGCCGCTAGCCAGCAGCGCAGCACGAGCGATCAGTTCCGAATACTTGCCGGTATCTTCTGCTTTATGCGCCATATAAGCGCCTCCTTTTCGTCTATTAGTCGCGATTAAAACGGTAGTTCTTCGGTAGTAGGTTCGTTAGAGTCTGTCGCGCTGCCACCGAGTGACAGACCGATCAAGCTAATATCGAAGCCAGCCGCGACTAGGTTTTCGATCTGCGTTTTCTCATCCGCTTCGAAAAGCAAGCCGTCAAACAGCGACATATCGAATTCTTTATCCGCATACTTAGCGAAGTTCTCGCGCTCCTTCTCCGTTAGATCGTCTTCCATGTCGATGATAGGCGTTAAGCTAACGGTAGTTGCCGTACCTGACCCCGTCTTTTCAAGCTCGAACGCAACCTTTCCGAGTTTCTTTTCATACTTCAAGATAACGGCGTAAATTGTTTGCGCCTGCTTCTTCGAGAGGTCGATAATGATCGGATCGCCCGTCGCCAGATCGATGAATCCGAGAGCATAACGCTCTTTTACGCGATATTTACTCGCCTCTTCTTTATATCTCTCTTCCGCATGGCTATCGCCTTTGTTTTCGGCTTCTTTCTTCAGATCCTGATAGTACTTCCACGCGAGATCCCACGGCGTGTAATTGCCGACTGGGAAGCCTTTTTCGTTCATAGTGCTCGGGTTTTCAGCCACGAACGAGTTAACTTTTTTATAGATTCCGTAGTTGTAGAATCGGATAAGATCCGCAGTACCGAGAACGCGCACTTTAAAGGAAGTGCCGGATGTAAAGCTTGTGAACTCTGTTTCCTTACCGCTTCCGCCCTCGTTCGTCGAATTTAAAGCGTTTAATGCCGCTGCACCTTTTTCAAATTTGCTCATTCGTTTTCCCCCTACGTTTTTATTAAGGCTTTTCGCCCTCGCAAAATGCCGGTGTCTGCGCCCGAAACGCCACCAGCGCTTGGCAGTAGCGACGCGACACGGATTACCTAACGGCCGCCCCGACATTCTCCGAGGACGCGACGCGCCTATGATGCGTCGTCTTCGCCTCTTTGCGTCCACATTCCGAAAAGTATTAATCCGATGATGACGGAGGCAATCGGTCCCACCCACGAAAGATCAGACATACGCCGCAACTCCTTTCGCCGCTTTTGTAAGCCTGCGTTTTAATTCGAAGGACTCGGACGGCAATTCGTCAATCCTCATCTGGACCGCATTGATTCGCGCTTGGTACGCCATCTTCTTCGCTTTTGATCGCGTTCGTTTAAGCTCGACCGTCAGGTGCGCGATTTCTTCGTGAAGTTCCGCGACATAATTTTCGTTATTCTGAACCGCAGCCTCTACGCTTTGTTTCATCGTGTCGTACGCTTCGTTGATAAATCGGATGGCCGTATTCTTTTCGGGAGGATGAACGGTCAGTACATAATCGCTATCCAGCGCGAAGAGTATAACGACTCCTTTTCCGCCGTACATTCGCGCTTCCTTACCGTTAGAATCCACGGTGATTCCGAGATACTTTGTGTACTGAAGCTTCTGCGCAATCCAATTACGCGCTACGTGTAAATTCGTAATATTGTAACGTTCCTTAAGGCGCTTGCGTGCGTGGTGCGAAAACTTGACCTGCCCGGCGGTAATCATCCGACGCGCACCGCCTTAATCGGAACAGCCGGGAAATAGTCGGCCGGGTCTTCGTCGTGCGGCCATGCGCCTTGATAAATGAAATCGGTGAGTTTGCGCTCGTCTAGCGCTAAAAGCGTTTGAGATTCGTTAAATGTGGGTAAATTCGATGTATGCATAGTACGTTAGCCTCCGTTATTTTAAGGATAATCGCACTAGGCCGAGGACATGTTCGCATAATTGTTCCCTTGAATTTGTTGACAATATGCAATACAATGAGGACGTAGCGAAAGTCCTTCGGGCCTAGCTGCGGGGTTATTGCGCGATCAAGTAGTCTCGGTAATCGCCGAACTGTTTGGTATCGAAATTGCGTGAGAGCTTTTCGAGTTTGCGTATGACTGTTGAGTGATGTAGACCCAACTTTTTTCCGATTGCCGTCGGAGTTGGCTTTTCACTCGAAAGATATGCTTCGGCGATTTGTATTGTCGTGGCGTCAGATGTAGTACCTAATAGGAAGTCGATCAGTTGCCGCTGGTCAACTTCTTTTTTTGTTGTCAAAAGTTCTTCCGGGGTTATCGTGCTAGGGACCTCGAATGTTGCCGCATTCTTATGGTCTCCTTTTGGTATGATTTCTCTTTTGTTTCTGTTTACCCTCCCCCTTAAAAAATAGCGTCTCTGTAACGGAACACTTGCATTAAATAATCTTTCAAAATCATGCTCTCCGTTGTACGACTCAATACAAGAAAGTAAGGTGTCTTCATAAATCGCTCTTGCCTCATAATAATCTGCACCAATTGATTTACCGATTGTTTTGAACTTTCGGTCATTTCTTGTTATGAAGTAATCGTAAACCACCCTGAAAGCAGATTCACTTCTACTTTCTTGGTACTTTAACACTTCGCTATTCAATTGTTCTTTTCTCAATTTTTCGTCCTCCCTTTTGCTTACATACGACTATATGCACCTGCTAACACAACCGCGCATTTTTTTGTTTGTTTTTTCTCTATGTGTAAATAATACCAAGTATTTTCTGTAATTATCTGAAAACGACACCCTATTTATATAAAAATAAGTAGCGCGTATACGACTAGATTTTCGTGTTTCGCAGAAGCTTGGAAAATTTAAAAAACCCCACAACATTACGTTGTGGGGTTAATAAAGAATTAAGCGCCAACCCGAATGTCGGCTACCTTATATCCTCCTTCGGTACTAGCTTGATTCTGTGTATCATATTTAAATGCAAATCCTGCTGCCGCCATCACTACGATTAAAGTGGCTAATAATATCTTTTTCAATTAAAACCTCTCCTTTAATTAATTTTTTGAATTTTAGGAATGGTCTAAGCGCTCGTGAGTCAGCTCCTGCTTTCTCAAGCTCTTTCGCTACTAACCTAGCGAAAAAGAAGTTTTCTTGACAGAAAAAAGACTCTAGGCAATTATACATTACATCCATTGACTTTTCCGCTGTGTTTTCGAAAAATATTATAAAATTGTCTTTATCGCCCCTCTCTAATATCGTATGTAACTTCGCTAAAGAAATTTTCCCATTTCTCGCTTTCTGATATGCTCTCAGTCTGAAGTTAGAGTCTTCATCAAGCTCGACGCCATGAAAGACTTTAGCGAAATCTAAATTGAACTTTGCCTCTTGGATATACTGCAAATCGCCCACTTCACGCATTAACTCGTAACTTTTCCGGAGATTATACAAACAGACATTTTTATCATCCGGTAAGTACGACATCCCTATAACATAATATGCATCAGATTTCTTTTTCGCGGATATATTTGCATTAATAATGGATTCAGCAAAATCCCGAGCAGATTTTACATCATTAAGTTGCAAACTAATAGGCGCCAATAATTCACAGACCCTGAACGTTAAGCATTCTTTATAAAAGGTTTCTCGCGGCCCTAGGTTTGTTATATCCTTCTGGATTTCCGAGACTTCATTTATTATTTTTTGTATGTCACCTTCAAAATAGTTGTTATACTGTCGAATGATATTCATTAAAATCAAAAGTGGTTTACTTGTTATATTGTGGAGTCTTCCTATTGCATCCTTCAGTTCAAAACCACTCAACGTTCCTACCATATAGTTATAAACAATACGGTACACTTCCACCGTCTGTTTAAGAACTCCGTCAGTATTTTGATGAAGTAGTAATAATCTTTTTAAAAGAGGAGCGTTTGTAGTAATTGCGGAGTATTCAAATGAATTTTTTATTGTTTCTGTCCGGGTGATATGCAAACACCATTCTGATAAAATTTCCTGACTTCCCTTTCCTGTTTCTCTTGAAATCAGTTGAGCGAATTTAATAAGTTTCTTGAAACTTATTTTGCCTTTCTTGAAAAAATCCCTATATGCACTTTCACTCATTCCAACAAACTCCATAACATCCGTCTTTTTTATGTCATCGTGGTCTTCAATAAAATCATGCACCATTTTTGTGATGTATTCCAAGTGAGCCTACCTCCTTGATTATCTATTTAAATTCGATCAGCAACTTTTAACTAACTCAATTATAATTATTGCATTATCGATATGTCAATAATAATTTTCGGTAGTTTTTGTTTAAGCGATAATATAAAATATACTGGACACCTTTACGAATGGAGGTGTTTGTTACGTTTAAGGTCGGCAAATGTCGGATACCCGAACTATGCAAGAAACGCGGAATTAGTCTTAGTCAGCTCGCAGCAATGGTCGGAGTATCAAAAACGCAAATGTCCGATTACGTCAGGCTTCGGAACCTGCCGAGCATCGAACGAACCTACAATATCGCAATGATGCTCAGCTGCGCACCCGAAGACTTGTACGAATGGATCGAGGTATCCGACAGCAACACGGAGGGTTAAGACAACCTCCGCCGACCTAAAGTACGGGAATTCCCGAACCCGAGAGTCCACGTATTCCTCACGACCTCCGCACGATCATAAACGCCTCGCAATGCCTCTGTACCGCGCTTCACCAATAGCTCATTAGCGTCCTTCACCTCCGTTATATAACCGTGCGCAAGCCGCACCTTTCCGATCAAATAACGCTCGATCTCCAGCCGTAACTTTTCGCCAGCTTTGTCGTTATCTGTAACCACCGTTAAATATTCGATAGGTGCCTGCGCAATTATGTCCGCCTTCTGTAAATTAAATGTGCTGCCGCCGGTTCCGATCGCCGGTATGCCCGCTGATCGCCACGCCATAGCATCGATCTCCGCCTCGCATATCACCGCGCTTTTAAGCCGCTGCGCATATACGAGATCCATTCCGTAAACTAAGTACCGGATAGGCATGCCGCCTTTTACGTACCAGAATGCCTTCCCCTTCGTTGCCCTATACTTTACGTTAGCCAGCCGCCCGTTAGGAAGCCGCCAAGGAATCGCGACTGCATTTCCCGCAAGCGCTACACCAGCCGCCTCTTGTACCGCCTCCGCAATGCCCCGTCCCGTCAGATAAGCGTTAGGTCCCGGCGTTGTTTCTACGAGGACCGATTCCGGCAAAGGCTCCGGCTTCGTGACGGGCTTTAATTTCGGGAGTCGAAGCGCCATACGTCCGCCTTCAGCCGCCGGTGCATACGTTTCCAATAAGTAATCGATTGCGTCGTCTTCGGTTTCGTTGCGCAGGAAAGCGAGCAGTTTAACGAACCCGCCCCGCGCAAATTCTTCGTCATAAGCGCCTGAGTCGCCCCAATAGCCGGCTTTTGCCGACACTGTGTCTTCGAGGTATACGTAAAAGCTCGGAGTCCGATCGTATCTGAATGGACTGGCGGCCAGCAGGCGTTCATCGCCCCACGTCGGCCGAGTCCAGTCGAATTGTTCGAGCTCATACCGAATGTCGACGTCTACAAAACGTCCATTCAAAGTTAATATCGGCAATTCGAGACACTTCCTTTCGAGACTTGTAAATTATATTACGACATTGTTACGAAATTTACAGTCGCAATTTGTCGAAACTATTCAAAAATTTAGATGTAATTGTTGACAATATCATCCGATAAATTCCAGACGATCTAAAACTCGAACACGTCTGCGGCTCCGGCGCCTGTTTCCGGCTGTTTTACGACGCCTATTTGCGGCAGATAGATGATCTCGGCGACTTCTCCTTCGCCTCCGTCGCGCCCTTTGTTCAATCCGATCAAGCCGCGTCCTTCTTTCGCGTTCGTATCAACCGCGATCAATAACGCAGCATCTTCGAGCAATGCTTTCGTTTTCTTGACGTCCTTACGCTGGGACAGTTTAAGCTCGCGCGTTCCGCCTTCCGTTTCTATCTCGTCAACTTCATCCGCCTGTGTGAGCGCAAATATAGTCGCTTTCGTATGCCCGGCCAGACGGCGCAGTTTTTGCGAAGTATTAGCCGCATCCCCACCCGCCGTCTTTGACGTATTGTCTTCGTAGTCGAGATAATAAAACGGATCTACGAGAACGACGTCGGCCTTCGTTTCAATAATGTCCGATTTTAGATCGCGCAAGGATCTTGAGCCGAAGTCTTCATCGTCGACAGCTCGCACCGTAATGTTTCCCGGAATGATTTCGTTGAGCCGATCGAGAAATTCCATAAAACCCTCTTCGAATTCATCGGATAGTTTGCCTTGTCGTACATCGCGCGAATTAAATCCGCCCGGCCCTAAATAACCGATATCACGTTCCATATCGACGCCTTCTAACGGATTTTTGTCTATGCCGAATTCTCCGGAAATTGATACGTATAAGCGCACGAGCACTTCGTACCATCCCATTTCCATCGACCATATCAGAACGTTTGCCCCCTGCATTGCGCAGTTAATGACTTCCTCTAACGCGATGGCCGATTTACCCCGGCCCGACTTTCCGTAGATCACGTACACGTTCGACGAAACATAGCCGCCCATCGCCTTATTAACAAAGTCGAACTTGCTCCGCCAGATCCGGAAGGACTCGCCTGCCTTACGGTTCTCATACTCCGTTTTAAACTTGTCGATGTCCCGTTTGATATCCGTACCAACTGTATTTCGAACGTTTGTTCTCATTTTAAGACTTTCGGCCTGCCCCGTCAACCACTCGAAGAATTTTCCCATATCACCGCTTTTTTGCGCTTCGATAAATCGTTTTTCGAGCTGCGGCTCCTGAACTTGGCGGTTGGTTTCCGGATCAATACGGCCGTTCATCAGCTCGATAAATTCGCGCTCGGCCGCTCGGTCCTTGAGGTTTTTCGCAAGGTAGTCGTAGCTGGCTTCGATGTTAAAATCAGGCTGGAATTCCGGCACCTCATGCGCAACCATTTCGGCCGTCGGCGCTTGGCCCCGGTATTTCTCCGCGTAATCCATTACGTACCGGAAGGCCTTGCGTTCGCCCTGCGTTTGGAAGTCGGCTTCCGAAACGTTGAAGCGCAGCAGGGCGTTCGGATCGTTCGCTTCGATGGCTTTCGATATTAGTAAAGTTCCGTAGTTCATTCGCTCGCCTCCTTCCGGTTTTTACGAAAGAAAATCCGTTTAACTAGTGCTCTTACTCCTAACGCAATCCCTTCCGCCGTATATAAAGCGCCTTCCCCGATATAGTAAATCGCGACTAGTGGTAAGTATATCGGGGATAGGACGAAGAAGATCACGTTTTCTATGCGGACCTGTTTAGCCCACTCTTCATCCGTATAAACGTATCTAATTCTGCGCTTCATTCGCTCGCCTCCCGTCTCAACTTCGTTAACACAGCGTCAGCCTTCGTTTTATACTCCACATCCCCGAACGCCTCGTGCAGGCGCATGTAATCGTTGTATTCGTCCAGCAGCTCGTCGATTTGTTTCACCTCATCCTGCGCTTTCTTTTTCGCCATAACACTCGCCACCTTTTTGAGTCCTTTTCCTATCTCCGCGACGCTTTCTACGCTCGGTAACGTCGGAAAAATGTCCGCAAAATGCAACGCCACGCCCGTCGGCTCCGGATAATTCGTCTCGTCGTACTCTAAAAGGTAATCTTCCGCGAACTGTTTCCGGCAGACCAGCCGCAGATCCGTTTCGAACGCGTCGAGAAATTCACCGTTAATCGCGTCGGTCAGTTCGACCTCGACGTATTCACTTACGCCCCACTCCTCTGTTCTCTTTATTTCGCTCCAAGCATCGACGTAGAAGATCCGATTTTCGTACCCGGCAACCGAGACGATATCTCCGAAAGCGAATTCCGTTTTCATCTACGCATCCCTCGCAATCATTCCAGCGTTACAAATCCGTAAATATTCATAACGATCTACCTTTCGAATCTTCCCGCAGTTAACGCAGCCGATTTCGTAGTAATCAACAGAATCTTCTGCGACTCCGTTATATTCGTACTCAACCATTGCATCGGCGACTCTCCATTCGTGAAAACATAGCGACCGTTCCTCTTTAGATTTTCGTCCGAATAGCCTCATCTACGCATCCCCCTTTTCGATTCGCCTACGAATTCAATTTCGCGGCATAGGTCGCCCACCCGATCGGCCAGACGTCGTTCACCGAATACTTGCCAGAGCTGATCGAGCGCAATGTTGCTCGTATAGATCGTCGGTAATTGATTCGTTACCCTTGCGTTAATAACGGTGTGCAGGTCGCCGCGGAAGCCGTCTTTTGCATCTCGTACCCCTATATCGTCCAGCACCGCAAACGGCGCCTTCTTTGCCGTTTCTAATGCGCGATAATAACGGGCGGCCGCCGGCTCTGCGACTGAGTCCGGTACACGCGGGCGATTGAATTCGTTATAGTCGTTCTGCCACGCATTCACGTCGAGGAAATACGCTGGCCGCTGTAAAGGTTCGAGGCCGCGCCGTAGGGAGCCGCTATAGTGGACGCGTAACCATTCGTTAAGAAGTGCGGCGGCCGTCGTCGTCTTACCGGTGCCGGGCGATTCGCTTACGAGGTATAGCGACTTGATGCGGTCGGCCGGCGCAACTGGTCCGCTCTGTTCGAACTGCCGCGCAAAGGATGCCGCATAAGTTTCGGCGGACTTATAAGCTTCGGGTTGGTCAGCGCGTGCCGGCGAATTCTTCAGCGTGACAAGCCGGTATTCACGCGGAAGACCTGCCGCCCCTGATCGCCCACCTTCGCCTGATGCGCCGTGCATCGCGATAAAATGCGTACAGTGCCGCGTACATGCGTCGGTCCCGGCCGCTTTGCATCCGTCAGCAAGTACGCAAGTAGTTTCGTTAGTCATATTCGCGGACCTCCTTTCGTTAATTCTTACGCAGAGTAAACTCCGCTCTAACCTTCTGATCCCACGAGTTACATATGAATTTTCCGCCAGTAGCCGTGTAACCTTTTCGATTTAACCACTCGACTATAGCTTCGACTATTTCCGCCTGACTCATCGTATATTTTACGTTCATTTGCACACCTCTTCGCGTGAGTCGTCGATGATTTTCGTTAATCCGTCTCCTAAATATTCACTCACTAATTGAACGGATACGAAGCCTTCCCCTTTGCCTATTCCTTCAGATACCGTTAAACGCGGGTGCATACGGCTGTAGTAAACAACGTCGCCCACACGAACCTCAGTCGGCAGCGGAGCGTTCAAGTATTCGTCAGGCACCGTCAAGTCTAGCGCACGTCTTAGCGCAATCGCCTTTCCGATGTGAACGTTGAAGCAGTCATCAGATGCGGCTTTGGCGATACCTCTTGCGTAGACATTCCCGGTGCGTATGCCTTTTAATAACGCAACAACCGTTCGCTTATCTCGATTCACTACGAACTCCACGTTACAGGTTGCGAAAGACCCCGTACCTGTTTCATATCGCATGCCATCACCGTAATTAGACAGTTTCTCAACGTCCGTCTTCGCCTGCTCAACGATTTCATCACGGCGGGCTTGTGCGCTTACAACCGGAGCCTGACCGTGCGTAGAATCCATCTCCGCGTCGAACTTACCTTGCCTATATCCTTCGCCATAAGCGCGTAGTCTGATCGCCCGCATAACGTCTTCACCATGCGCGATTAACTCGTCGTACCCCATTGCGTTCAAGTTCGGTTTAAATGCGTATGATTTTTCCATTCCGTCAGCCTCCTCGTTTTCAACTTCGTTATTGATGATGACTTCGTATTCCCTTGCAATTACATAATTAGAGTGTTCTTTCACGGTAATCGTACCGTAGATGTCTACTACGCTTCGTACCGTGCAGATATCGCCAGTCTTATAGTCGCCTGATGATGTTATTCCGTACGTAATCAACACGCGCTCGCCAACTTTGGGACGACGATTTTCAGTGACGATGAGCTCAGCGTCTTCGACATTAACAAGACGGACACTTCCGGGAACACTAACGTCGTAGAACGCGCCTGTATCCTCAGTCAATTCGAACAACTCCCCAATCTTATTCACATACCAACTCGACTCATATTTCGCCTTCTTAATCCACACATACTTTTTCGTTTCAGCCATTCCGCAATCCCTCCCGAATTTTTTATAAAAAACCGAACACATATTCGTATTTATGTGGTACAATATGCCCAAGTTGCCGAAAGGAGGTTCGATTCATGACGCTAGCAAAACAAATCGCAACAGTCGCAATCATCGTCACAACTATCGTTTATTTACCGAAGGTTGTTAATGTACTCGGAGGAGGGCGCTAATTCTCGGCGTCCAGCCGCCGGGCGCGCTAGAACCACGTATCATCCACGCTGCTATTCCGTTTGCCCCTTGCCTCTTCCGCTAGAACTGCGCTGACCGCCCGCTGCAAGTTCGTCCCCATATACGTCTGCATCCATCCGAAGCTTACGCCCGGCCATTCTATGGACGGCTTATAATCCGCGAAACACATATCGATGAATCGCTTCGTTATCTCCGGCCCGTATTCGCCCGGCTTTCGTTTTGTACCGACCCAACGTCCGAGCATACCCGCTTCGGCTCGATATCCGTGCATGGGGACGTAAGGGACGCCGTAGAGCCGCTGGTGCTCCGCTTTGAGGTACGCTTGGAAGTCGCGGGTATTCCAATTGGCGACCGGCTTATCTACTTTTTCGGACATATACATCGCTCCCTTGCTCCGCGCATCTCGCAATAATCCGCAGTCGCGCTTCGGCTTTTTCTAAGTGCGTCCGCAGTACTTCCGCCTCTTGTTCAAGTGCTTCGATGTGACCTAGTAAACCCGAAATATTACGAGGAGCCTCTTCGATAAACTCCGCATCGTGTTCGCTGATCTCGATATACTTTCCGCCTTCTGCGACTTCTAAAGCGATCCTCTCTATCCCCGAGAGACACACTGCGCAGCCATCTTCGTACTCCCACGCCCATTCTTCGTCAATAATTCGTTCGACTCTTTTTCGAATTTCCTCAAGACCTGTCTTCGTCAGTTTACCGATCATCTTCCGTCCTCCTCATGCAATACTTCGATTTCGTAAATAAGCCGCCAAACGTGATGATAAAGATGTTCGGGTACGCCTAGCTTCAGCGCCGCAATTGATTCGTTTAATTCGTACGGTGTTGGTCGTCTCATCGCGCGTTCACCCCTTCGATTTTGATTCCGAGAAGATTGAGCGTATTGATAACGCCTTCCCTTTCGCATTCCAAACTGAACGTAACGCCCCGGGACTGCGCCGCCCGTTCCTTCTCCTGAAGTTCGGCGAAATACTCGCGCACTCGGTCTTCCGGCGCCGCTTCGACTTCGTATCCGTTAATTAACGCAGCCGCTAATGTGGTGACGTCCATATCATCGAAAGTGTGACCGTCATACCAGCGATCGGAGTACCCTGAGATGAACTCCGCATGTGACCGCAATATCCAATCGTCATCGTTTCCGAAACCTCTTGCCGATTCGATTGCATCCGCCTGTTCCTTCGTGATTGTCGGGTTCATTTTAGCGCCTCCTTTGCGATTCTATTGATTTCCCTAAGAACGATATCTCCCGTAGAAATACTCGATACGGTCGCGATTGTACTAAGCGCAGGAACACAGCGCCGGAGTTCATTATTTCGTAGTTCAAGACGCGCATTCTTCGCCTTCAGCCGCTCATTCTCGCCAATCAAATCCGCCACAGCACAGCGTAATCGTTTAACTTCTTCGGTCATGTTTTCGCCGCCTCCGCTCCGTGTATTTTCGCGTTTTACCGCTTACCCTACCGATTGCCCCCGACCGCCAGTAAAGCCGCTATTTCCTCGCGAAACTCCCGTATTAATCGTGCTAATTCCGCCAGCGATGTCGCATCCGAAGATCGCAGCCGTCGATTCATTACGTCGAGTACCGCGCGTTCGACCGTTGAGTGATACGCTACCTCGCGCCACTTTTCTTGCGGCGTTGGGTCGGCGTTCGGATTTTCGGCGAGGCGCTTCGCCCAGTTCGGCGCTTTTGTCGGGTCGGTGAAATAGCGTTCATTTACGATGATGTTAAGCGAGTCGGACGTCAGTTTGTAATCGGGTGAGATCGGGATTTCAATCGCCATTGGATACGTCATCTCCTTCGTTAATTAGTCGCAATACCTTTTCTCTTAAATCGGATACCGCTACCTCTACGCCTCCTTCGAATTGAGCGCGAGTAACCGGATGAAGATCGTCGAGCGCTTCGTATATGGTGGCGAGTTCATATTTCGTAAACATATCGCACATCCTTCCGTTTATTAATAAGACCTAGCAATCGTTCGCTTACGCTCACTCTTGCGGATGTTCCTTACCGCGATAGAATTATTATTTAATAAGTATCTGCGCGAAAAGGTTTTAATTGAGCGCTATTATTTATCTAGTTATTAATGGCTCTAGTTAAAAGATGGTTCTAGTTAGTGTAAAGTCGAGCCGTGTATGGGTCCGCCGTGTATGGCTCGGCGTCACATGGCTACGTTAATTCCTCCGTATCTCCATCGAATATCGCGAGCTGACTGATCGGCATGATCGTATATCTCGCGTTATCCCATCGCTGCGTCTTCGGGTCCCGCGCCTTCTGCTTTACGACTAACGGGCGCTCCTGCCACCGATATTCGCACAGCGCTTTGATCCGCCTGTTCGCCGCAGCTCGGCTGAGGTTCAACGCGCCGGCTATCTGGTGCTGCGTCGGGTAGCATTCGCCACTTGCGTTCATGAACGATGACAATACGCAAAGTGTCTGCCAACGCTCCGCCCCGATGTCCGCGATAAGGCCTTTCTTAACGGCATCGACGTACATCTTAACGAAGATCCGCGTTTCAGCCTTGCCGGACGTGATGTTATATTCCGACTGAGATTCGACGGAGACAAGTCGTTGGTGTTCGTCGGTCATTCGTTATCACCCCGTCTAGGATATTCTCTGTAATGAAGATAGTTTTTCTATAGCGACTTTAATATCTGTAAAATCGTTGAACAACCTCTCAGCATACCCGTTTCTGCATTTTCTCTTTTCAAAACGAAAGGTTATTTCTCGACTTACCTCTCCCGAAGGATAATAGGCTACCCTTCTCGTTTCCGGATCTGTAATCGCAAAAATGTCTACATCGTCTTTTGTATAGTGAAGTTTTTTATATGGGTTACGTGGGCTTGCTGATTTTCTAATGTCCGCTACAAGAACCTTGCCGTCTTTCCGCTTTCCTGTTTTAACCTGTATTTTGAAATTTTCATTTCCAATTTGCGCAACCAAATCGTACTCTAAATCCGGTTGGCTCGGATTCAAAACAACAATACCTTGGAAAAGTAAATCTGATTCTACTAGTCTTTCTGAAGCATATCCGATCATTCCTCTGCTATTCATGCGGACTCCTCCTTCGATACACCTCGTATAATCTGCGGAAACTCTCGATAATCATCAAAGAACAGTCGACCATTCTCTCCAACGAATCCATTCTTACAGTGAGTATCTGTGTACCTCAACGTAATACTTCGTTTATGCGTTATGCTTTGCCAATCGATATATGCAATCTTATTGGTTGCGAAATCGTATAGCGCTAACACGTCGAAATCATCTTTCGTATAAAAGCGACTGGATGCGCTTGAACGCGTTAAGTCGAACTTAACCTTTTCAAGATCTTCTGAGCGAGCGCTCTTTACTTGGATGCGTACAAGCTTTCCGTCTTGAATAATCGCGATATCACATTCTGTATTGTCTATCTCCGGTTCGAAAGGTACGTAATTCTTTAGCAACAAGTCGCCTTTTACGAAAAGTTCGGCTGCTGCTCCGTTAATTCTCATTTGCGGCAACATGCGTTTCCTCCTTTTGTGTGTCGGTATCTCCCCGACTAGTTCGCCAAATCAACGAAAATTTCTTCCGTCATTTATAACTGCGTAGTAACTTCCGGATTGGCACAACCTTTTCATTTATAACTGCGTATTAACTTTTCAAAACGGACACTTTTTGCTGAAACTTTTTACAACTGATAATATGCACGCCGAATAAATGTCGCGCAAAAAATGGACAAAAAAAATAACCCGGCCTTTAAGCCGAGTCATCTTCGATTTATTTTACGCTGCTTATTTAGTTTTCCACGAACTTTATTTATGGCGGAATATTTTTCGTGTTGAGCCGTTAATGAGCTTCCGGACAAATGTGTATATCTTTGGACCATCCGTAAATCACTATGCCCCAATAGCATTTGTAGATGACGCATATCTCCGCCGCTCTCTAAATAAATAGTCGCAGCCGTATGTCGGAATAAATGTGGATGCACCCGCTTCTTAATCCCGACTTCTTTCGCATATTCAGCGAGACGCTTACGGAAATGGTCGCGCGTTAAACACTCGCCATAGTTTGCGAGAAAAATATATTCGCTCTCGAAGTCTGCGCGATTTTCTACTATTAATTCGTTTAATATTTTCGCTGTACCAAATTCGATAGGAACTGTACGAGCTCGCCTGTTTTTCGCAATAGTAGCCGGAATGTATAGAGTACGCGCCGCAAAGTCGAAGTTTTCCTGTTTAAGCCCAAGCGCTTCTGAAATACGCATCATTCCGTCTAACAAAACATTCATTAAAACGTAGTCTCTGAAATCGGCATACTCGCGTTGGTTTGGTGCCGCGAATAACATACGAAGCTCGTCCTCGTTTAATATAATGATCTCCTCTTCCGGCTCATTAACGTTCTTTATACCGTACATAGGATTATGTTCGATTAGGCCTTCTTCATAAATCGTCTTAAAGAAAACGCGCAAAGTCTTGAGTCGCGTATTTATCGTACCTGGCGCGAGTCCTTTCGTCATATGCTCGTCCTTTTTAAAATAATGATCTTCGAATTTAACCCATTCGTCCTGCATATAAACGATGTACTCCCGAATTACATCCCGCGTCATTTCGTGAATAGATCTCGCGATTCCTTTACGGTCAAGAAATTCGAGAAAGAATCCGTAGTTGTCTTCGTATTGGTTGAGCGTAGATGGCGCCCTTCCTTCCGATTTCTTGATTGCGCGAAACTGAACGAAAAGCACATCGAGATTGCTCGTAGTCTTTCGTAATGTTCGCTCCTTTTTAACGCGTTTACCTGTTCTATTTGCGGACAT